ATACGAAACATCAAAAATTGACAATGAAAAATATTGTAAATCAAATGGGCAATTCACGAAACATCTTAAACAACATAGTTATACATATCAGTCCTATTATGAAGAATACATCACGGGTATTTCTCCAAAATGTAGATGTGGATTATCTTTAACATTTTATCAACATACACATACATATGCTAATAGTTGTGGCGCACCAAAATGTGTTGGAAAAAGTGTGTCGGAAACCAAACAAAACTGGACAGATGAGCAACGACACTCGGATTCTGAGAACAAATCCAATGCTGCATCAAAGAGAACACCCGAGCAAATCCAAGAACAAGTGGAAAAATCCAGAGAAACCTTCCGTGCAAAATATGGCACAGAATGGGCGACACAAAGCGACGAATTTAAGGATAAGGCCAAGAAGACCAAACTGGATAGATATGGCAATGAATACTATTCTAACTGGAAAGCATCGGCGGCGACCAATGGGGCCAAATCTTCTGACGAACAGAATGAAATAAATGAAAAACGTCGCAAGACAAACATTGAAAAGTTCGGTGTGGGTAATACCTTTTTACTTCCAAACATTTCAAAAAAGTCTGGAAAAGGTAACTCTTCGGTAAAAGATTATGAACTCCCGAGCGGTAAAATTATTGGTATTCGAGGCTATGAAAATATGGTGATCGATGCTTTACTAGAAACATATACAGAAGATTCTATTAGTGTACATAACGATTATGAAGAATATGTAATAGAAGTCTTTCAATATAATTCATATGAAAAAAACCGAGTAAAGAAATATTATCCAGATATTTTTATTCCAGATGAAAATCGTATCATTGAAGTTAAATCAATGTGGTGGTGGAATGCCAATGGCCGTGATGGTTATGATGGTAGAATAGTAAATAATCTTCGTAAAAGGGAAGCAGTTATAAAACAAGGATATTCGTATGAGGTATGGCTCTTCACGACTAAAACCAATTATCAAATACTAAAAACGAAGGATGATTTTGAAAAATGGGTGATTTAGCTCCAAACATAAAAAACTATAAAGTATTGACGCCGGATGGCTATAAGGATTTTTCCGGAGTATCTTTTATGGGAGATAAGGCAGTATGGAAGCTGACTTTTGAACAAGGTGTAATATTGGAATGCACAGAAGATCATAAATTATATCAAAACTTGATTGACTATAAAGAGGCAAAGGATTTTGATATAGGAGATGTGGTATTAAGTTCAGAGGGACATCTTGCACTTATTGCACGAGAATATATTGGTGTTCGGGCTGTGTTTGATTTGGTAGAAGTCGAAGATGGCCACCGATATTATGCTAATACAGTATTGGCATCAAACTGTGAGTTTATTATTCACGAAGAAACTTTGATTAGCGGGTTGAAGCTAGTTGATATGGAAGGTGTTACGCCAGTAAGAGTGGATGGTCAGGTGCGATGGTATAAAGAACCATCAAAAGGTCATGTATATCTTGTTGGATTGGACCCCGCTATGGGAACAGGCGGCGACAACGCAGCCATCCAAATATATGAACTACCTGAAATGATTCAATGCGGTGAATGGATGCATAATAAGTCCGATATTCCAACACAAGTGAGAGTAATGAAATCTATTTGTGCCCACCTAACCGATGTTACAGGGACAAAAAATGATGTATATTATTCTGTTGAAAATAACTCAATCGGAGAAGCTGCATTAATCAATATTGCCGAACTTGGTGAGGAAAATATCGATGGTATATTCCTGTCAGAACCGAAGAAACTTGGTAATGTTAGGAAGTTCCGCAAAGGATTTAACACGACTGAGAACTCTAAGATTGCGGCTTGCGCTAAGTTTAAAGTAATGATTGAATCAGAACGAATGATTGTTTATAGCAAACCACTTATATCTGAAATGAAAACGTTTGTTGCAAAGGGACGGTCATATTCATCAAAGGAAGGTGAAAACGACGACTTGGTAATGGCTTCATTGCTTGTAGTGCGTATGGCAACGGTATTAAAAGACTATAATCCCACGTTAGAAAAGCATATGCGGGACCATAATGAGCAAATGGTGGCACCATTGCCGTTTTTCTCATCTATATCTGGAATGAGTGGCTGGAGATAAGCTGACTTAATAATCTGTCAGTGATAAATACCATTAATAGAAAAGGTGCGCTATGAAAAACAGAGAAACAATCGCCGACGAACTTTATTATAAGCTGAGTAAGTTTGCAGACCTACATATGATGGATAGTGAAGGTAATGTTACTGATACTATCGATGAAGCTGTAATCTTTGAAGTAAACTACGGAACAACCACTAATACCAAAATCATCACATTTAATATGTTTGATCCAGAAGTTCTTGAAATGCTATATAGTGATAATATTACTGATGGTATGCGAGGCGATGAACGTAAAAAATTCTATAGCTTTGTAGACGAAATGCGCGACTTTGCTAATACAAGAATGATGAACTGGACTGTTGAGCCATACACCAAGGCTCGATTTGATAAGAACGATTTTGATTTAAAACGTAACAACAGCACCTATGATCATAAAGATGCAAGAATGGAGAGTAAAATGTACGGTTCAAGACGCAGTTCTTATACAGAACAAGCAAATACACGATTAATCGTTCGTCATAATAGACCGATTGATGAAGAAGTTCAAGGTTCACGTTCAAGAAATATCAAAAGCATTTATATTGAGAATGCTGCTGGTGAACGTTTCTTGGTGCCTCGTAATCATATGCCTACCGCCCGTGCAATGGCACGACATGTAGCAAATGAAGGAGCAATCAATGATGATATTGCGGAAGCAATCGTTGAAATGCACGACGAAATGAAGGCGCTTAGTAAGTTTAATCGCAAAGCTCGTGACACATCAAATATGATGGAAGGCGCAGCCGAAGTTCTTGAAGCATCTAAATGCCGTTACAAAAAAGTAAAGAATACACTAGAATCTCTCCAGAAGCAAAAAGGGTATTCAACATTCGCCGAAAGTTTTGCAGTAAGTTCACAGCTAGACGAAGAAGACACATTCGAAAGTCTTCGTGACACACTTACAAAGAAAATATACAATGAAGAGTTTGATGATGTTCTTCCATATCTTAATCGTGCAATCGCAGAAAAACAAGAAATGGATGTTGCTGAAAACGAAAAGAAAATCGAAGAAAGAGCGCAAAACGTATTGCGTATGGAAAGCCTAACACTAGACGGTAATCCAGATATTGACGAAAGCCTACGTGCACAGGTATCCGAAATGATTGAAGAAATGCAAATGATGCAGTTTGAATCAGAGGATGCTAAAAAAACAGCAGTAAAAGAAACACAAAAGACCGTCCTTGAGTTCTTTAATGAAAACGTATTATCACGCACGGATGAGTTCAATGAAGCATTGGACCTTGAAAACCGTGTTGACGAAGGCATGGCGAAGCATATGTTTATGCTATGGAATAATGGTTCGGTTGGATACAATCAACCTACTGTAACGGAAAGTGAACTTGGTGTATTTGAAAACTGGGTTGACGAACTGGGCGGCAACGACGATGATATTTCATCAGAAACCGAAAATGCTGCCGACGAACTAATGCAGTTCGGTTACGATATTGGTAACACACACGCACATTATGATTTTATCATGCACACGGGTGAGCTACTACGTGACAATGAGTTTGATGCACTAGAAGATTATGTAATGAGTGCAGATGAAGAAGCACGAGACAAAGCTATCGATGTCATGATGGACGCTGGAACAAATCTTTCTGATATGGTTCAGGCTTGGGAAAATGATCCAGAAGCTGACGTAGAAACAGGTGATGAAGATATGGATGTCGAAGAAGGCTATACTGTATTCCCAGAACTTACTGACCACGAGAAAGAACGCTATAAAAATCGTGACGCAGAAGGTCTTGAAGGTCCATTCCGATTGAAGTCAGGCAAGTTTGTTTATTATGACAAGCAAGCAGGAAAATACTATGACCCAGATAGTGATTTCTTTATGAGTGACGAAGACTATTTCGCCCACGATAAACCTGAACGCTTTAACGAAAGTGACGAAGCGGACGACGACATGGAATATATGAAAAAGATTGCAGGATTAAAATAAATGAATGATTTGGATTATATGAGAAAACTGGCTGGGATCGGTGAACCAACGGTTAATGGACAACTACCAGCATCATTCACGGATACAACCCCCCGTTCATTGAATGCACGTAAAGTAGCAGCTGAAGAAATGCGTCAAAAAATGTCGGAAGTCGAACAGCATACTGTAACGGAACTACCCCCACCGAAGATCGATGGTTACGGATGGTTGAAAAAACCAGTAACCAGTAAGTAATAATACCCAAACTTTTTTTATTTTTATATAGTATTTGATAAATACAATGCGTTATAATGGTTATATTGAATAAGCATTGCAACGATAGATCGCACAAAGTGATCAAGGCATAGACTACAATAGGCTACACATAGTAGCCAAGGCATATACGGCATAAAGGCATAGGAGCATAAACATGGCACGTAAATCATTAGCGGACATCCGCGACCAACTAAAAAAAGAAGCAGCAAACGAAGGTAAATCAACCTTTGTGAACGATAACGCAAGTTATCCATTTTGGCAAATCCCAGTAGATACCACAGCAAAAGTAAGATTTTGCCCAGACGGCGACGAAGCTAACGTTGAAGGTTTTCACGTTGAGCGTCTTATGATCAATCTTGAGTTTTCAGGCGTTGTGGGCGATCCAACCAAAGAGTTTGTAAAACTACAAGTTCCTTGCGTGGAGATGTATAACGATGGGTCTAGCTGCCCGGTTCAGGCTGAAATCAAGCCTTGGTATAAAGACCCAGCAATGGAAGCGCAAGCTAATAAATACTGGAAGAAGCGTTCTTATATCTATCAGGGATTTGTACTTGAGCATCCGGGATTTGTTGATCGCAACAACAATGCGATGGAAGATAATACCCCAGAAAACCCAATCCGTAGGTTTGTAATGAACCCCGGCTTACACAAAAAAGCACGTTCTATTCTTTTAGACGACTTGGATGCGTGGCCAGATGATTATGAAGCAGGTCTTGATTTTAACATCCGCAAAACACAGGATGGTAAATGGGCTTCTTACGATCAATCTTCGTGGGCACGTAAGGAATCTGCATTAACAGCAGAGCAACTTGCGGCTATTGAAGAATACGGTTTGAGTACACTAAGTGACTTCCTACCACGCAAACCTTCTGATGTTGATTTGAAGGTTATTATGGAAATGTTTGAAGCGTCAGTTGACGGTGAAAAATATGACCCAGAAAAGTGGGCGGCATATTACCGTCCTTGGGGAGTAGACAAACCAGAAGGTGCGACACGTGATGATACAACATCATCAACGACAACATCAACTCCAACAAAAACTACGAATGATGACGAAAAGCCACCGTTCGACGTTGAAGAACCAAAGAAAGAAGCTCCAGTAGCTGAATCTAAAGGCGACTCATCTGATCGTGCGGCGGACATTCTATCAAAAATTCGTTCACGTAAACAACAGGAAGCTTAAACCCCCACGTGGCTGTGACGTTTAAGTAATCTTTTTGGACCCCGCCGATATATCTTTTCGCTATTAGATATAGCGTTACAGAGTCCAATAGTGATGCGAATGCAGGGATAGCATCACATCTTTTTTAGGAGAATAATAATGCCCCGTCCCTTCGATGTGAGCAAATTTCGAAAAGACTTAACTAAATCTATTGAGGGAATCAGCTTTGGTTTCCACGATCCTACCGATTGGATTTCAACAGGAAACTATCTACTAAACTATCGTATTAGTGGTGATTTCAATAAAGGTATCCCGCTTGGTAAAGTAACCATTCTTGCCGGTGAATCTGGGTGCTTGCCTAAAACCGCATCAATAAAAATCAGATATAAGCCGAAATAAATGTATCTTACCAGTCTTCTATGCTAAATACTATAAAAGGAGACTGGTATAATGATAACCAAACAAACAGAGCGATTTTTAAAAAGAAAGCACGTAAGGGATATTTTATTAAGTAAGGTTTTAACTTCATGTCATTATGAACGACTGAATGATTTCTTTGATCATTATGGAACCCCGAAAAAAGTAGAAAATATGTTAGCCACTATTGCATGTTTTGTGTTATATGATTTGAATAATTATAAAGGGAGATATAGGCGGCTCAAAGGGATTTCAGGCACTTCAATATATACGCAAGTCTTGCGTTATGGCAAAGCTAATTTTAAAGAAATATATAAAACGCAAACAACCCGGAAGAAAGCAGGGTTTAAAAATTGCTCAGAATACTGGATTAATCTTGGATATACTGAAGAAGCCGCCAAGCAGGAAGTAATTAAAATACAGAAAGCCCGAAATATGTTGTCAGTTGAGAAAACAAAAGGAACTAGTGAATATACATGTAGGTCAGTAGCTTTTTGGCTAAAACAAGGTTATACTGAGCTTGAAGCTAAAGCAGAGGTTTCAAATATTCAAACAACCAACGGATTGATATATTATACAAAGAAATATGGCGAAGATATAGGGCGTGTAAAATACGAAGCTAGAATTAAACAATGGCAACAAACTCTTTCAAATAAATCAAAAGAAGATAACGCTCTCTTTAATTTAAAAAAATCACATAGTATAAAAGGGGGCATGGCCCGTGGTTTATCATATGAGGAAGCTTTAAATAAATACAATGATTATTGTGAAAAAATGAAAAGTAAACCAACGCAACGGTTTTCAAAGATTTCCCAGCATTTATTTGATGCTATAACGAAGTATGTTCAGGGAAATATGTATTATGAAACGAGAAATTATGAATATTTAATTGATGGCTTGCGTGTTGATTTCTTTCATAAAGATTCAGGGACGGTTATTGAATTTCATGGTGATTACTTTCATCGTAATCCATTAATGTATGAAGCAGATATGAAGTCATTCGGGTATACGTCCAAAGAGAAATGGGACTCGGATTTTATCCGGGAAAATAGAATACGAGATTGCGAACTAGTAAAAAAATTAGTTATTATTTGGGAATCAGAATACCGATCAACCCCTGATATAATTATTAAAAAATGCGTAACTGAAATAGGAGAATAATATGTTTACTGAAAAAACAGTATCAGTTGAAGAATTAGAACAGCTGTATAAGTCAAATAGTTATGATATTGAGATTGATACACCGGACGGTTATCAATCAATAGTCAGCTGGTTTGATAAGGGCGTTATGGGGATGGTTAAAATTGGAACTGAAAATCATCAGACTGAGTGTGCTGAAAACCATTTAGTTCAGCTTGAAAGCGGTAAATGGTTACTTGCGTCTGAATTAAGCTATGGTGATGTGATTTTGACTACTTCAGGCCCCGAGAAAATTATCTTAGTATCCACAATTGATGATGCTGAATGTTTTGATTTTGAGGTCAATCATGCTAATCATCGATATTGGGGAGATGGCATTTCCAGTCATAATTCTGGTAAATCATTTATCGCATCGGGTAACGTAGTAAAAAATGCACAAGATCAAGGCATCTATGTTGTCCTTATTGACAGCGAAAACGCACTTGATGAATCTTGGCTACACGCACTAAACGTAGATACAAGTGAAGATAAACTACTACGTTTGTCAATGAGTAAAGTAGACGATGTAGCAAAAACTATCGCATCGTTTATGAAAGATTATAAAGAAATGGATGAAGCAGAACGTCCGAAGATTCTATTTGTTATTGATTCTTTAGGTGCATTGCTTACTGACATTCAGATTGACCAGTTTACTGCTGGTAATATGAAAGGTGACTTTGGACACAAACCACGTGCATTAAAGTCATTGGTTATGAACTGTGTTAATATGTTCGGTAACTACAATGTCGGTCTAGTGGCTACAAACCACACATATGCATCACAGGATATGTTTGATCCAGATGATAAAATCAGTGGCGGTTCAGGTCCAATCTATGCGGCATCTATTGTTATCGCTATGAAAAAGCTGAAGTTGAAAACTGATGCTGATGGCGTAAAGACTTCAAAGGTTCACGGTATTCGTGCTAAGTGTAAGATTATGAAAACACGATACAACAAACCTTTTGAGGATGCAGAACTTCAAATCCCATACGAAACAGGCATGGACCCGTATTCGGGTATGTTGGATATGTTTGAGGAAAAGGGTATTCTTGTTAAGCAAGGAAATCGCCTTAAATATGAAACCAAAGCTGGTGAAGAAATCATTGAGTTCCGTAAAAACTGGTCTAACGATAAACTTCAAATCGTTATGAACGAGTATATGGATACACTTGATAATCCAGAGCCGGTGGTTGAAGAAATCGAACCAGAAGAAGTCGTCGTAGAAGAAGTTGAATAAATACACGAAACGAGGATAACAAATGGATACAGAACTACTAGAAATCTTTTGGGAAACAGTTAAAGAATATGTTCCAGCCAAGGATCGTCAAGTCGCAGCGGACCACGTTGTTACAAACTTGATTGATTCCGGATTGGATGAAGAAACTGCAATGGTATTAAAAGCATTGGATTCACATATGAAGGACGCTGTGTTAGACCATTTCCCCGAAGATGAAGACGAAACCGAAGACGAAGATTGGGAATAGAATATGAGTTGGTATGGACGTATTACAAAAGACCTCGGGGAAATCCCCGGTTTTATCAGATATTGTGAAAAAGAACTCCTTGAAGCAAGGGAAGACATTGACACATCTGGTAACTTGGAAAAGAATCTAGCCCAACTTCCAGCTATTACCGAAGTAAGATTTAGCCAGCTTCAAGAAGTTGAGGCTGTGCTAAACCTTCTTAATATCGAAATGAGAAAAATCCGCAAGGGTGAATACATCAAATATGAACGATACCAAAAAGCATTATCATCCCGAGAGATTGAAAAATATGTTGATGGCGAGGATGATGTAACTGAAATGGATATGGTAATCAACGAGGTTGCCCTTATCAGAAATAAGTTCCTTAGTATTATGAAAGCATTGGAATCAAAGAACTTTATGCTTGGTCATATTACCCGACTGCGCAGCGCAGGGATGGAAGATGTAGAGATTCAAAAAACCTATTGACATATCCTTTGGATGTGCTACTATGCATCATAACAAAAGGAGTCCTTTGGATGTGCTACTATGCATCATAACAAAAGGAGAAAAATGATGAGTGAAGTAGAGAAGTTAGCCCAGACGCTTAATCGAATGATGATGATTGTGGGTATTGTGTGTTTGGTCGTGGTCGTTGATACGGTGTTCGGTCCATTTACCGGAACTGATAGCACGGATAGTCCTGATAAACGAAGCGGAATGTCACTATACACTGTATGACGTATCATTAGAAGATGGTATTTTTATTGCGTCAGTAGACACGACATTTGGCACACGCACCGAAGCCGATACTGATCGTGAAGGATTTGCCGTAACCGCCGATGCCGAAGATGATTGATAAACAACAGTTTTGGGACAGTCTATCGCTACCCGCATTGAAAACCCGTGTATGTAACAACTGTCTTCATTCCAATGAAGGTTGTGAATCCAACGGAAACGATAGTAAATATTATGCCGATAGCATATACAGTGATTGTTCGGATGATTATGGTAATGATATTCAACCACGGCATTGGGAATGGAATAACAGTTGACATATCCTGACTGATGGGGTATATTGTATTTGTAAGTTGATTCAAACAGGAGTTTATACAAATGGCATATTTCACCAAAGACGACGCAAAAGCAGTTCGCACCGAGTTAAAAGCAGCATTTCCAAAATCGTCGTCAACAGTCGCCGCTGGTCCCGGAATAGTTGATTATGGGGAGTGGCAGCGATACTTCTATGAAGTACGGGAAACGATTGAACACGTTCACGATATCAATACCCGTAAAGACTTGAAGATACTTTTTGAAAATGTTCAACGGACGTGGATTGAATATTCATCGGCGTCATTGCGGTTTAAGAAACGTCAGCCGCATTTATATAAACGATTTGAAGAAGCAAAAGAAACGCTGGGTAAACATATCATGATGGCGGGATTAATGGGATTATGAACGAAGTAAGAATACAGTTAGAATACGAAGATAACGAAGATATTGATCTTGGTCAATATTTCCATTCGGTTATTCCACGCATCGGTGAAACTTTATGGATCGATAAGCCCGATGAAATACAGGCTGTGGAAAAAGATAAACCGAATTTTTGTAGAATATGGGAAGTTGTGGTAGTAGATATTATTCACATCATTAAACGTCTTTCACCATCTGGTGTATACCGATATCAGCCCACAGAACTGGGGAACGTTTATATTATAGTAAGGGATAAAAATGGATTACAAGATTGAAAAAGGTTACACGTTAACCGAAGCAACATATACATCAGAAGATGGTAACAAAAAGGTTACCGTAAAAGAGGGTGGTAACGATGTTCGATATACTGCTCTAGTCGGCGGCAACTGGAGTTGGGCATCGTGGAAAACGCACCGAGAAGACGGTCCAGCCACTATCAAAAATGGTGTTGAAAAGTATTATCGTAACGGTATGCTACATCGTGAAGATGGTCCTGCATCTTTTGACAAAAATGGAAAACCGATGTATCGACTTAACGGCACGAAGGTAAGTGCATATAAGGTGCTAGGCGATTCCAAGGAAGCGTTCTCCCACGCTATTATTAACGAAGGCAAAGATTTTGGAACAGGTAAGAAAATCCTTACATAAGGATAAAGATGACTTTTGGAATAGTTTGCGTGAACCAGTCAAAAGACATTGCGGCAACTGCAAGCAGATTATTGGGAATGGGAAGAATGACTGATGAAGAAAAAGCCAAAGAAGAGTTCTGGATAAGTATCAAATATGATATCTCAAAAAAAAGTTGCAAAACCTGTAAGTATCACGAACCGAATAGTGACACACTTGAACTACGTAATAAAACAAAATGCTTAATACCATTTTCTGCGGAAGGCGAACTGCCTTCCGATGCCAGTGAGTTTCGATGTGTTATGAATAACTATAAATATTGGCGACATATCGATGGATAAAGACGAATTTTGGTTTCTACTTTCACAAGAAAAATCGTGTGATAACTGCAAGCATAGTATGGGATATCAGGCGTTCAGCTATTCACACCACCATGATAATCCAGAGTATATACATACCGTGTGCAGGGTACACTTCCCGCCGATAGACGTGTGTAATATTAACGTGAACGTTAGCAATGACGCAGAATGTCTATGGGAATGGAACGAAGTTAGCGATTAACGTTTGATATTCTTTTTCCAAATATAATATCCAAACCAAGCCAATGCGCCAAGTGCAGCCAATCCGATAGCAGCTACGCCAGCAAGCATTGATAATATCATAACAGGGTCTAATCCGTGCATAGTTTTTCCTTTAATCGATTCCAAGGTTCACCAGCAGCAATCTCGTCTATTGTCCACTCAGTGTAACTAATCTTATTTATCCACTTATCACGTGGAAACAATAACGGTGTCTCTATGTGTTCCAACTCAGTAATATCCATAGCGACAGGATAAGCCATATTATGATGTGAGACAAAAGCGGGAACACCATTAAGAACACTAACCACAGCAGGACCACTACTATGGCAAATGACACAGTGAGCATTGCCCAAAGTATCTTCAAAATCAAAGTCATCATACGATCCTTTTAAATGTTTCGGTTTATCAATAATAACATCGTTAAACTCTTTTATATAATGTGGTGATACGTGAAAACGTGGATGGGGTCGTAGTATAATCTTGCGGTCAGTATGTGCACGAACCTTGCGACATATACTAATCATCCATTCGTCCATAGGCGGCATACCTTTCCATTGTTCACTAAACCCGTGCTGACCACAAATAATAATATTGTCGCCAGTTGACCAAGGTTTGGCTTCAAGTCCAAGGCGTGTTGGTCCATTAGCCGTAGCCCAAATAGCATCGGCATTAATGCCATTAATCCCGACCTTCCACGTTTCATTACGTTTCAAGCACCCGACTTCCAATACAATAACCGGCTTTTTCTGTGAACGATAATGTTTCCAAATCTGTTCATTTGGTTTCATTCTGCCGTTCCATAGTTGCGACCATATAACAGCAACGTCCGCATCCATATTGTTATGAACGACATCTTCGCCTTTTAGCGACTTAATAAATGCGTCAAATACTGGTCGCCCAGCCATACTTGAGTGTTCAGGGAATACTGCTATTTTCATAAAGGTATTTATTTCAAATAAATATCATATGAATAAAGCCGTGTTTTATCGCAAAACTATTGGAATAAAAAAACGAAAGCAAGAAATCGTAGAATCTTTTAAACAAGGTATCATTAAATGCGGTGATGATTTCACTGTATGTGATGACGTAGGCGACGGCGACCCCAATGCATGTGCGATTATTCTAGGGGCAATGCCTACGGGTAATCGTGATGGATTTATTGCCAATACATTGAAATCCGAAAGATTGCGAGTTCAAGAAAAGCATAAAAACGTAATCATTATCGAATCGCCATTAATAGGTGAAGACCATTATCGAGTATCGTTATCCAGTCATTTACCCAATCTAGGAAACTTTGCGTTGGGCAATATTGATGGTAGCCGACTTCATTTGAATATGAAACCTTGGCGTAAAAATGGCAATCATATACTATTATGTCTACAACGAGCAAATGCTTTTTCGGCTTTGGATTTTGATAAATATCAATGGATAAACAAAACAATATCAAAAATAAAATCAGTTACTGACCGTGATATAGTAGTCAGACCAAAACCAGACGACCTTGAAATGAATGTATTTTTAGACACATTAACTGGTGTGACCATATCAAGGAAGAATACATTAGAAGAAGACCTTCAAAACTGTTGGGCTGGTGTGGCTATAATATCGACGGTTGACTTAAAAATAATACAGTTGGGATATCCTGTATTTGTAACGAATGAACGATCATTCAGTTGGGAGTTAGGAAACACCGATTTGAATAATATAGAAAATCCGAGTATGTCGGATACCGATAGATTAGCATTATTTCAAAAGGTATCGTATATGCAGTGGACAATGGAAGAAATGAAACAGGGATTACCTTGGGAAAGAATGAAAAATGAAATATAATATTGTAACAACATTTAACGACGATGGATATAATGTATATGGCAAACGAATGATTGAAACATTTGCCGCAAACTGGAAAGGTGATGTAACTATTCACGCATATTACGAAGGCACACGACCAACCATCGATTATGATAACGTTGTGTATCACGACTTAATGGCGTATGATAAAATAATTGATTTCAAGCACCGTCACCAAAACGATCCAGTTGCTAATGGTATGCCTAACACGCATAAGATTGAAGGCGGCGTTGAACGCAAAGGTATTATCAAGCCGAAATGGGAACAAAGCGAAAGTTACTTATGGAATGCTGTAAGATTTTGTCATAAGGTATTTGCACAGACACACGCAGCCACAGTGGTCGATGGCGATGTTATGTTTTGGTTCGATGCCGATACCGTTACATTTGCGCCTGTTAATGAATCCGCAATGAAAAAACTATTACCAACGGATTACTTCTGTTCATATCTTGGACGTATTACATATTCGGAATGTGGATTCCTTGGATACGATATGAACCATCCATACTTTCGTGAGTTTATGAATAGGTTTGAGTTATTGTATACGTCCGATGCTATTTTTGATGTTCGTCAGTGGACGGATTGTCATGCATTTGATCTTGTCCGTAATGAAATGGAAGCAGAAGAAAAGATTGTCAACTTCGATTTGAATCCAGACAATGTAAAAGGACATCCATTTGTGAATAGTATTATCGGTGACTATGTTGACCATCTAAAAGGTAAGCGTAAGCAAAATGGTAAATCACATAAGAATGATATTGTTGCCGCTAAAAAACAGGATTACTGGAAATGATTGTTAATCGACATCACGATTTCTTTTTTTATCATATGATGAAATGCGGCGGCACAAGCATCCGTGAAATGTTGGCAGGAACAGGCGTAGAGAAATATCGATTGTATAAACATTCGAAGGTTTCGATGATTGAATATGAATACGATGTTAGTAAGTTTAAGAATAGTTTTACGGTAGTGAGAAATCCGTGGGAACGTATGTATTCATTGTATTGTGATATTCATACAAGATTTGCAACGATTAACGGCACGGGGCAGTCTAAACGTATTTTATGCGAAACAATACGAAGAAGCCAAACGCCTAAGTTTTTCCGATTGGTTAGTTCAATCCAACTATATTAATCCAAATAATGTACACGAAACAGTTTCAGAAACACGTATAAGTCAGTGTGATAATCTACGTAGCCGAGATGGTAATATCCATATTAAGCAAATATTCCAAATGGATAAAATGGATGGAATTATTGATTACCTAAATATGATTACGAATAATGAATATAATCTTACTAATATGACAACGGCTAACCGATCCCGTAAGCTGAAGCCATACCGAGATGAATATAACGACAATAGTAAGCGTTTTATCGAAAAGTATTACGCCAAAGATATAGAACGATTTGATTTTAAGTTTTAGGAGATATGATGAAAAGAGTTGGTAACTATTGGATGCCCGATGAGGAAAATACCCCACATTTTTTAACCGAGTTTGAGAATAAAGGTGGATGGCAGTTGAATAAACTACATCTATTTATAGACACTATGAAAGCTAACAATGCCCCATTTAAAGTAGCCATCGATTGCGGCGCACACGTTGGTTCTTGGACAAAAGTGTTGGCAGAGAACTTTGACCATGTATACGCATTCGAGTTGAACCCCGATACATTTGAATGTCTTGAACGTAATATTACAGATTGGGGATTAACCAATGTGACGTTATTAAACAAAGGCGTCGGCGACGTTAACGAGCAAGTATCAATCACAAAAGATGATATATGGAATGAATGCACTGGATCATATCACGTCAATGTAGGTTGCGAAGGTGACCTTGATGTTGTTCCTGTTGATTCAATGGAAATCAAAGACGCATCATTTATTAAACTTGATGTTGAGGGTTATGAATATAGAACACTTGTGGGATTAAAAGAAACCGCAAAAAGCAATCCATATATTATGATCGAATATAAGGTAAAACTTATTAACCGTTTCGGCGGCGATGACCCGCTTCAACTGTTAAAATCTTGGGGATACGAACACGCTATTAAAAAAGGCAGCGATCATTTATATCGGAGAGGTTAATGGCAAAGGTAGCCATAATGCGACGAACGGGTAAACCGAAAGATTCCAAACATCAAGGAATATGGAAAGTTCACGCAGGAAATATTATCGAAGAAGTATTTCAAGGTATTGAAGATGGGATTAAAGCAGCGGGCGATACCCCCGTTATATACGACGATAAGTTTATTATTCCACAAGAAAATAATGTAGTTATATTTGGATACGGTAGACGAGAAGATAATAATCCCAAGCATTGGTTACAAAACTGGAAGCACAGTATCATCACTAAAGTAGAAGCACGCGGCGGTAAGGTTTTTTGTTGGGATGGTGGATTTTTTAAAAGCCTACGCAACTTCAAGTATTTTAGATTTGGAATGAATAGTCCGCTGCGTAACGGCGTGTTCTTAAATGAAAATAGCACACCTGACCGCTGGAATATGCTACAGAAAGAGTTCAATATTCCATATAATATGGATCGTCGTAGTGGCAATCGTGTTCTTATTTTGGCACAACCGTTCGAAGGCTTCTCGATGAATATGGTAAAAATGACCGACATTTTTGAAAGACCCGTAACGTTGTTTCAAAAACTAGGCAAACAAGTTCAAATAAAACCGCACCCCAATACCAAACGTGCTGAATATGATGAGATTAGTAAGTTTTGTGATACTAAAAAAATAACGTTAATCCCAAAAGAAACGCCGTTATATGAAACGTTTGATGATGTATGTCTTACGGTAACATTCAACTCTACCGTAGCAGTAGAAAGTGCGTTATATGGAATCCCGACGATAGCAATGGATAGCTTGTCACACGCTTATCCCGTGTGCCATAATAATGTAAACAACGCAGTATCAAACTATGAAATCTTTGACCGTAATCAGTGGATACACGACTTGTCGCATACGATGTGGTCAGCCAACGAACTGGCAACTGGTGAACTATGGAATAGATTTAAGGAATATAACGCATGACATTTTATTGCCTGAATAATGATAACAAAAATACGACAGCTATTTACGAAGCTATGTTTCGAAGAAGCACAAAAATAGATTTGACATTTAAAGACCCTATGCCAACAATCGGTATAAATGATTATTATGTTTTTAGGTCACGTTCACGTAAGATTTGTCACCACGTAAGATCGTGTTGGAATAAAAGCACAGACTTTATCTTTATTGATACGGGATACTTTAATCGTCCTGCAAGTAAGTTTTATCATCGGGTAACATTAAACCATTATCAAAACAATAAAATCATTGACCGACCAGACGACAGATGGAAAATGTTTCAACAGAATGGCATCGAAGCAAAGCCTTGGAAAAAGGATGGCTCAACCATTATGGTATGCCCGCCTACCGATAAAACAATGCTTTCGTATGATATCACATCCCCTGAATGGACCGACCGCACGATGCAACAGCTAAAGGAAACCCATCCAACAAAGAATATCGTGTTGCGACCAAAACCACCAAAGGATGAAAGATTTGCGGGCGATACATTGCAAAAATCTATCGCTGATAATGATGTATTTGCCATCGCATCGTTTGCTGGTGGTGTGGCAGTCGAAGCAGCATTAGAAGGCGTTGCTTGTTATGTAGACCCAGAAAATGCCGCCGCCCCTGTATTTCAAACAGACTTCACACAACCATTGAAATATCCCGACGATAATCTATATCAAGCGTGGCTTCAATCGGTGGCATACGACCAATACAGTGTTCGTGAAATGGACGAAGGCATTCTGCATAACATTTTATAGTTGACAAAATGATTAAGATGATTTAATATTACGTATGAATTTAAATATATACGTTCCCCGAAACAAAGAAGATAGTAAGTGTTGGCACGTTTTTTCACCCTTTATGCAGGGCTGGAAAGGTGGTGACACGCATATCGAACACGATTACGAATATCAGGGCGGAATGGGTATGTTTTGGGGATTGGTCGGTCAAAATCATCAGATGATTAAGACTTATGATGCAAAACATGGTTCTTGGCTGTTCAGTGATATGCCATATTTCGGACGCTGGAATCCACATAGACCTGATGATGAATGTTATTGGCGCATTTGCAAAAACTCAGTTCATCAACGAGATATTTTCCGAAATGATCCACCTGATCGATTTGACAAGTTTGGTATTAGTATTGCTAAGAAAAGAGTAAAAGGCGATGAAATAATACTTTGCCCAAGTTCTAATAATATGCATATACTGGTCGGTAATATGACCCAACGGGATTGGATATTATCAACTATCGAAACTATACAAAAGATTACAGATAGACCAATCCGTGTGCGGCATAAGCCACGTAAGAACGGAACTAGTGGTCCGCACGTCGCTGATATTCCATTTGCAGAGGATATAAAAAACGCATATTGTGTAGTAGCATCAGCAAGCATGGCAAGCGTTGAAGCCATCATTAATGGTGTGCCGGTGGTAACTACGTCTAATCATAATCCAGTTACTAGTTTAGGGATATCATGCATTGAAGCTGTTGACTGGTATCCCGATGAAGCTAAAAATATATGTAATACGTTGGCATATTCACAGTTTACGTCAAAGGAAATGTATAGTGGATTTGCATATGAAATGTGCGGAATCCGATGAATAAAGATAAAGAAAAGTTTTGGGATGCGTTAAAAGCCCCGCCACCCCGATCATGGCGACAGACTATGGACGATATATTGAAAACGCCCGTAAAGCTTGGAACAAACAATCGTGGCAATGATATTATTACCCAACGCAGTCAATGTCTGGATCAAACGGCTTCCCGAACGTGTGATGGTATTGAGCCTTCCAATACTCTGAGTAATCCGCATAAAGTTTTTCACGGTATATCATCGGACCCAACGTATGATGAAGATTGAATGGCATTGATTTAGCCAACTCGTATTCTTCAACTAAAAAGTTAAACTCAATCGGCAATGCACCAATCTCGGAATCCTCTAACCATTCAAAACGATGAAGGAACTGCGGCGTTGATTGTTCTACGCTGCCTTTCGTTAACACACTATTGGACGGATGTGCGCAGTTATATATAACCGCACTTGACCAGTTTTTACGTGGATATGTTGACTGCGGTTTGCCACCCATCTTCGGATCAGCTTTCGGTATGTAATCGTGTCGGACGCATTGCACTGCATAGTTTGAATCATATAAGTTAAACATTTCATGAATATCACGTGTAATCAGCATATCACAATCAAAGAAAATCCCGATACCTGTAAATCCCATTAATGTTGGCACCATGAACCGTGTGATTGAAAACTGTGTAGAACCATTCGGATCAACGGGACGTTCAAATATACCATACGCTAACAGTTCGTCACGCACAATCGGAATGATTTTTAAATCCATTGTGGTTTTGGAACGAATGCTATGTGCTAACATTTTGGCGCATTGGTCTTCGAGTGGGTCATACCCGATGAAAACCACGTATTCTGCGTCTTTTGCTTCTTCTAATCTATCAAAATAATATGTGGACATAATGTATTTATACAGGAAAATAATATCCTAGTAATATACACATATAAATATAACTATGAATAATAGCAACTTACCATCTAAACCCTTTACGACCGATGGATGTTCTGGCGGAATGTCTTGGTTTTGGAAAACGTTTCTTAGACGCCCGCCACCATGGGAAGGACATTGTGTTGAACATGATAAATCCTATTGGGCTGGCGGCACAGCAGAAGAAAGAAAACGTGCTGATTTAATATTGGCATCATCTGTTACCCGTCAAGGTTATCCAATAATCGCCGCATTAATGTATTACGGTGTTCGTATAGGCGGGCATCCACGATTACCATTTCCTTGGCGTTGGGGATACGGGTATGAATATTATCAACCATATAGATAGGAAATAAAAATGAGCGAAGATGATATTATTGTAAAGCGTATTCAGAGTGCCCCGACACGTAAGGTTTATTATATTGATGTTGGTAATATGCCACCGGAGAAATCGGTATCCTTTGTAAAGAAGCAAATGAAAAAGAATAAAAAATGAGCAAGCAAGGAAAAGTATGGGGTCAGACTGAACTCCTGTTAGAAACGCCATTTGTGGAGTTTCACCGCATTGATATTAAGGCTGGTGGATTCTGTTCACTGCATAAACACTCGTATAAACATAATGCTTTTTATGTAGTAGAAGGCGAGCTTGAGATTGAAGTTCATAAGAATGATTATGACTTAGTTGATACTACCTTATTAAAAGCTGGCGACATCACTATATGCAAGCCGAACGAGTATCATCGGTTCAGGGCACTAACCGATGTAGTATGTTTTGAAGTATATTACCCAGAACCTTTATCAGCAGATATTCAAAGAAAAGATGTTGGCGGAACACCCGATTAAGACCCTTGACGTTGTTTGTGTATGGGTTGGCGACAAATACAGTGAAGATTATGTAATCAATCTTTACAACGCTGTCGTTCGTAATACAACACACGAAATAAGATTTAATGTAATAACTGATAACAGCAGCATTGCAAGTAAAATACCTTGTCGTGTTATTCCTATTCCCGACTGGTCTAATATCGGTATCAAGATGTTTGATCATCGTAAGGCGTGGTGGTTCAAAATGTGTATGTTCGATCCCACCAATGGCTTTGGTGATAATACTTTATATTTTGATCTAGATTTAGTAATCATTAATAGCATCGATAAGTTCTTCGATCATCAACAAGATAAGTTTAGTATTTGCCAAGACTTCAATCGCCAGTATGTTAGTGACTATCGGGTAAGCAACAGTTCTATTATGAAGTTTAGTCCAGAACAAGTTACGGGTATATGGAAAGAATGGAGCAATAATATTCAAGGAATCATAACCCGATTCCGAGGCGACCAAGATTTTCTAACACAATATTTTGACAATAATCCAGATCAAAAGGCGTGGTGGCCACGTGAATGGGCAATGTCTTGGAAATGGGAACTTGAAAAAGGCGGCAAGATAAACAACGGAACTGAACGTTCGTCGTATTTGCAGCCAGATATTCCTTTCATATTACCAGAAGATTGTGCTGTTGTCGTGTGTCATGGCGACCCAAAACCCCACGAGATTGATGAAAAAATAAAAAAGTATTGGATAAATAAGTAAAAGAAGGATATTATAATGACCGAACACACTTTTGAACTTGACTTCACCGCCGTTAAAATAGATGCAACCAATCCAATGGTATGTGTTATGATTGACGATGTGTGGCATTCACTGAACACGGATATCACCTCGATTGATCCGTTAAATCCAACCACTATTTCCATTACGCTTGATTTGGCGGATGGCGCACATACCCTTGCAGTCACATTTATGAATGATGAGTATACCGATTCCGATAACGACAGAAATGTGGAATGGCTTGGAACCCGAATCGATGGCAATGCTATGCGTTGGAGAACTATTGATTTTGGCGGTGTTATTCATACGGCTGATATTGATAATGAAGCTACTGGGAGCTGGTGGAAGTTTGTTATTACCCACAACGCCGAAGCTAAGTTTACGTTTACCACACCATATGATTACAATGCCGTTTAAGACCAAGATTTGAGTAACTGCTGTTGAAGACTATTGATAAGATAGTTTCCAAACTCGTTAAAGAAATAGTCACGGTTATATTCAATATCATCATGGCAATAGTGCTGTAGTTCATACATAGACTTCGCTGCCATCGTTTTGCCAATCATCAGCCAGTTAGCGTGAAGCGCATCGACCCCACGTTTGCTATTATCTTCAGCATCATAATCTTCATTGAACATATTGTCAAACGTTTTAAACCCGTAACTCTTTATATCTTGTAATGCGGATTGGTGACCTATCATAATAAATGGATGACCCGCCACCATAGCATTAAAAGTTTTTTCAGTAATAATACCGTAGCGTTCATAGTATTGTGATTCACAAATGATACTGAATAGACTGGTATTGAAGTTCTTCTTTAACGTGAGTAAGTTCAATAGATTATCGTAATGCTTGTTGTATTCGGTATAGGAAAAGCCGGGATACTTTAACTCGATTCCCATATGCTGATAGCTACTATTGCCGGGACAATCTTTAATCGCACCGTATATCGCTCGTCGATGAGGCTTATCAATCCTATTCATGCAAAGGAAATTATCTTCATAATCTTTGTGTTTGAATTCTTCACGTAATACATCTTCAGATTGCTTATATGCTTCCCATAAGTTATATTGGTGCGAACTAAACTCCACGACTGTAAAGCTGTTTGTTTGGTTCCAATCGGCAGCTAACCCACATGGCCAAGTAATCACAATGAGTTGATTTAAATCAACCTTGTTAAAATAATGACTGTGTATTTGGGTTAGTTCACGTGGAAATAAACTTGTGTCATCTATAGTAAGCATATCTTGTAATATTAATATAAGTCGAAAGTCTTTTAAATGAAACCGACAATCTTCTATTTCGGGCATATCGACTTCCCATCCATCTTCGGTGATTGGATACTTCAGTGCGGCGTCTACTATTAGACTGTCGGGGAATATTTGTCTTATTTTTTCTATGAACACATAATATTTATCTTGACAAATGTGGAAGGTATGGTAGAATACATTAACAGCAATCCTAGCGTCATTGACCGAGTATTAAAATGAAAATACCTACTGTTCTTCCTAACACTGATTATTTCTTGATAGCATGCGACCGAAAGTTGACTACGATACTGAAGTGATTTCGTTCGGTATTGATATGCTGGTCAAGATTGACCTTCCAGACCCGAAGGACGATTTTTGGGATACTCTGACTGGTGATGAACTACGATCCACTGCACAATGGAAGAGCATTGAACATATGGTTAACGCTATGTTGATGCGGGGCAGATATTCGCCTGACAATCACGGATTATATGCATTGACCACAGAACGTGATATGTTCACTGAAAAAGAGTTTGAAGAATTTGCAATGACCGCTGAAGGTCGAAAACTAATCAAAGAAAAAGGAATACTTGTATCATGATATATGTATATATGATAACCACGATTATTAGTTGGACAATGTTTTATGGTATGCATGATACGGGTGCATCAGGTACGGCTACTGGAGTAATGTTAGGACTTGCGGTGGTGCTAACGTGTGCAACACTTTGTGAAGGAATCAGCATTGAACTGGACAAATTTCGAAATAACAGTTGACAAACCCAATCGTTTCGTTTAATATGCTTAAAGTAAGTCAATACATACACGGAGTTTACAAATGACTGCATACGCAAGAGTATCTACAGGTCGGGTTCGCCAGACCATTATCAGCGACAAGGTTTTCCCTGTCATAAAGAATTTTAATAACGGTACACAAGGAACATTCCTAACCGTTGATGCAACACAAGTATTGGGCGCAAGCTTCGGTAAGGTCCGCTTGTATACTGCCCCCGATAATGTGCAGTTCGTTGATGAAGACGAGTATCATTCAACTGTTGCCTTTTCTGGTGCATCCACACCAAACAAGAAAATCGTTCTAGATAAAACTGATGAAGAACGCATCGAAGAAATCAGCACCCGCTTTGAAATGCTGGATTCAATGACCAAAGCAATGATGGCACGTAAAATCCGCGGCGTGGTTGTGTCGGGACCACCGGGCGTTGGTAAGTCATACGGTGTTGAGCGTGAGTTATCCAAGATGCAAATGTTCACTGATCTTGGTGCAACCCATAAAGCCGAAATGGTAAAGGGTGCAATGTCGCCACGAGGTCTTTACGAGAAACTTTATGAGTTCTCAGACAAAGGTTCGGTTCTGGTATTTGATGATTGTGATACCGTTCTCGAAGATGTACAAGCGTTGAACCTCTTGAAAGCCGCACTGGACTCAAGTGATGCACGTTGGTTGTCTTGGAATAGTGACCGTATGGGGCGCAAGGATAAAGCAGAAGCACCATCGAAGTTCAAGTTTCAAGGTTCGGTTATGTTTATTACGAACGTCAACTTCGAGAAAGTCAAAGCACCAAAAATCAAGCCACACCTTGATGCGCTTATGTCACGGTGCCATTATCTTGACCTGACGCTGAACACGATGCGAGACAAAATCTTGCGGGTAAAGCAAATCGCCGCAACGGGCAAGTTGTTTAATCCAGCCAAGTATACGCTGACTGAAGAAGAACAAAACGAAATCTTAGAGTTTATGTATGAGAATAAAGATAAACTACGTGAGGTTTCACTTCGGATGGCTTTGAAAATCGCAGATTGCCGCATCCTTGCGGAAACCAGTGACAAGGATTGGACAACATTCGTTCGTAACACTTGTATGAGGGATTAAGGCGTCAACTTACACTGAGCCTTGAGGGGGTGGCAGAAATGCTGCCCCTTTCTTATGTATGGTAAATACTATATGTTCCCAGTACAAAATATTAAATACGCCAACGTTGAGATAACATCAAGGTGCAATGCAGCCTGTCCATTTTGCCCCCGTAACTTTAATGGATACGGTGTTCGAGATGGTTTCCCTATAATGGATATGACATTGGATCAATTTAAAACAATATTCGATCAGATACTTTCCAATGAAAATATGGTATTGGATATGTGTGGAACATACGGCGATCCATGTGTATCGCCATATTTTGTGGAGATTGTGGAATATGTAAACGAAAAATATCCGCATGTTGAAATAGAAGTTCATACCAATGGATCGTTACGTTCGCCTGACTGGTGGAAAAACTTAGCCAGTAAAAACCTTAAAGTGACATTTGGTATCGATGGGCTTGAAGATACTCATAAGATTTATAGACAGCAAACATTCTGGAATAAAATCATTGAAAATGCACGTGCGTTCAATGATGCTGGCGGATATGCAACTTGGCAGTTTATTGAGTTTGCCCATAATCGACACCAACGCAATGATTGTAAAATATTAGCAGAGAAATATGGGTTCAGTGAATTCAAAGTGTTTGATGATAACCGAAACGAAGGTGCGGCATATACGCCCATGGGTGAACCTTTTTGGATTGGCGACAATCCCGAACCACTTGTTCCACTAGATGAATATCTTAAACTAGAAAAACAAATGCAACAAAACTACGAAATAGACAATCAAATGATATTGTCAACATCGGTTGACTATGAAACAATCCAATGCAAATCAATCGATAGTAAAATGATATATGTGGCGGCGAACGGTGACGTGTGGCCTTGCTGTTGGCTTGGTGGATCATTCCCGCATACATACGACAGCGACTTTGGATATGAATTAAAGGATTTGAAACTTAATATCAATGGATATAAAAGATCGATGGTAGAAATAATGAATGAGTTTTTAAAGATTAATAATGCATGGGATTCAAAATCACTTACACGGTGTGGGCATGAGTGCGGTCGGTGTGCGGATGGCACGGGTGGCGTTGAGCAAGGGATGGAAATCCAATGCTTTTAATGACAAACGGTTGTAGTTTTACCGAAGGGGTTTATGATAACTTTAATAAATCGGATTCATGGCCATATCAGTTACAGCGAAAATATGATTGCGATTTAGACCAACTAGCAAAAGGCGGTGGTTCAAACGCCCGAATATTTAGAACAACGATTGAATATCTTTTGGATAATGATCCCGATATGGTTGTTATCGGATGGACACAGCACGAAAGATATGAGCTACCGTATCACGATGGGGATATGATACGCATTATGCATTCAATGGCATTACCGGAGAGAGAAGCATTTGGCGATATAGTTGAGATGCGTGAGTTTTATTATAAAAACTGTTATAATAACTTGACTTTACTATACCAAACCGTGTATTATATAAGGACTGTACAGCGTATGTTAGAAGACAGAGATATCCATTATCTGATGTTTAATGCTTTAGAAAATGACTACTTGCATCAGTTTGAAGATGATAATCATCCTATTACTAAACAAATGCAACCACCTTATATGGGCATCGATAAGATAAACAATGATAAGTGGTTAATGTGGGGTTCAAGTATGGAGCAATACTTAGAGACATATCCAAAAGCCGATGATTACGGGCATCCTGATATCGAAGGGCATACAGTCTGGACAGATTTGATATACAAGGATTTAAATGCCAAAAGCGAAAATTATAGTAAACGATGAATGCAATTGTAAGGTTACTGGTTTAGATACCTCTATACGAAAAAAGTTATACAACAAGTTCAAATATGAAGTACCGGGTGCGTTCCATATCCCTTCGGTCAAACTAGGTCGGTGGGATGGGAAGATTGCATTCTTTCAAATGGGTGGCGGAACATATATCAATCTGCTTCCTGATATTCTTGAAGATATTGAGAAAGAAGGATATACAGTCGATCTTGATGACCGCCGCAAATACGATTCATATGTTGAACCATTTGAAAAAGTAAAAGAAGATTCATATAAAGATTTCATCTGGCCAGAGGGTCATCCCGTAGCTGGAACACCCGTGGCGGTTCGTGACTATCAGGTAGAGATTATCAATGGTTTCCTAGAAAACCCCCAAGGTGTCCAAGAAATCGCCACAGGGGCTGGAAAAACGCTTATAACCGCTATTCTATCGCATAAGTGTGAAGACCGAGGGCGAACCATTGTTATTGTCCCGAATAAGTCATTGGTCACGCAAACGGAAGAAGACTATATCAATATGGGTCTAAACGTGGGCGTCTATTACGGTGATCGTAAAGACATCGGATTTCAGCATACTATATGCACTTGGCAAAGCCTTGGTGCACTTATGAAGAAGACAGCTGCCAAAACCGAAGGCATTACTATCGAAGAGTTTTTATACGGGGTAGTGGCGGTTATTGTTGATGAATGTTTGGATGAAAAAACATTAGTGAGCACATCGAAGGGGAATGTGATGATTAAAGATATTAGCGTAGGCGATATTGTGCTGACACTCAACGAACAAACCGGTGCCATGGAGTACAATCGCGTTATGAAACGACACGAGAACCTCGCATCGTCTAATGCGGAAGACATGTACGAGATTACGATGGACGATGATACCGTGTTGGAGATAACTGGTAATCATAAAATAAAAACTACTGAAGGATGGGTTCAGGCGAAGCATCTGACTATTAATCATGATATAATTTCGTACTTTGCATAAATACTATGAACACACCGCACTAAAGCGGGTGTATTTATGGGATATTTAGATGGCAAAAAAAGTTGATTGGAACAAAAGGTTGGAAGACGCAGGATTTGAGATTACAGTGACACAGATGGCAGATGGGTTGTTCGAAACGTCCACCGGTATTGTAGAGAAGGGTTACCTGCTATGGAATAGATTCCGAGCAGGTTGGGACATTGATATTGCATATCACCAAAATCAAACATTGCGTGCCGAATATATTTCTAAACGCAAGTCTTCGGCGGCAAACCTTGGCGGAAGTGAATGTCAGAGACAGCACGGCGACAAGATAAGAAAAAACCTTAACACTGGTACGCCGTGGAATAAGGATAGCCATACCGGGACTGTTCCGTGGAATAAAGGATTGACGAAGGAGAATGATGATAGGTTGATGAAATTATCCACCGATAGAATCGGGAAAGGTAATCCGATGTACGGTATTTCACCTACCATCGCACAGCGACACGCATCATCTGTTCGCGTCAAGGAAAATATTAGGACTGGGAAATTCACTCCTAATATTCATAATAGTTGGACACACTGGCAAGTAGAATACAACGGAATGAAATATAGATCATCGTGGGAGGCTGCATGGCACTCGATTAACAGTGATTATGAATACGAGAAAATTAGAATACCATATATGCATGATGGTGTAGAGCACATTTACATAGTTGACTTTCACAATGAAGCACTTGGTATACTGATAGAGATAAAGCCTACCGAGTGTATGAATGATAAATCCCGTGCCAAGGAAAAATATGCTACGGAATGGGCTAATCAGATGGGATGGGGATACGCTATTGTATCGCAGTCGTGGTTCAAGCATAATATAGATGAGATAATGCTAACTGATTTACCAGACAGCATAAAGGATAAGGTGAGTAATATACGATGAAAATGAAATCTAAGATAATAATAAAAAAGCCAGCAATAACATACAATCTTCATGTGGAGAATAACCACAATTATGTGGCGAACAACGTAGTCGTATCGAACTGTCACGGTGCAAAAGCTGATATGCTGAAAAATATTCTAACGGGTCCAATGGCACATATTCCTGTTCGTTGGGGATTGACGGGAACCGTTCCGAAAGAAGAGTTAGCAAAGGCTGGTATCCTATGTGCTATCGGTCCTGTATTGAATGAGGTATCAGCAAAATCACTTCAGGAGAAAGGAGTGCTTGCAAATTGCCATGTAAATGTGGTACAATTAATAGACATTAAAGAATACCCGAACTACCAAAGCGAACTGAAATATTTGTTAACAGATAACGAACGTCAGAACTATTTGGCGGGTCTTATTGCAACGGTAAGTAAAAGTGGTAATATGCTTGTCCTTGTAGACCGTGTTCAGGCGGGTAAAGATATTGTAGTAAAACTAAACGATAACGGCTTTGATGCTATGTTCGTAAGTGGTGCTACAAAAGGCGATAAGCGAAAGGAAACCTATGACGAGATTAAAACAGGAACTAATAAGATTATCGTTGCCACCTATGGCGTTGCTGCTGTGGGTATCAACATACCTCGCATCTTTAATCTTATGTTGTTGGAACCGGGCAAGAGTTTCATTCGTGTTATCCAGAGTATTGGGCGGGGTATCCGTAAAGCGGAAGACAAGGATTTCGTGCAGATTTGGGACGTTACGTCAACGTGTAAGTTTGCGAAGCGGCATCTTACCCAAAGGAAGAAATTCTACAAAGAAGCGCAATATGAATATTCAATCGAAAAAGTGGACTGGCAATAGGTTTAAGTAAATGACAGCAATATCCACTTATGGTAAACCGTTTGTCCCTATTCCGCACATCAGCCCCCACGACCGAATAGACATTGAACAAATCAATCATATGATTGCGGCAATAAACTATATAATGCCATTGATTGAAGATATTAAAGAAGATCAACGAATGCGAACAGAGTATCCAGCTGTTGAAGAAGCACATAAGAAATATGAATTTGTAAAAGGATTATGTAATGAAACCAGTAACAACACTACAAGCATCTAACATTTATTATGACCCCGATGATTATTCAAATCGTAATTATATTACGGATTGCTATATTTCAAGTGGAAACTCCCAACCGAAAGAACTTGGCAATAACCATATCGGATATCAGTTAACAATGATGCAAGACGAAATTAAAAGATTGGCGACAGAAATTAGCATATTGAAAGCTGAAAAAGAAGAAGAAAATAAAATCCGTGAAGATTTTCCAGCAGCACAAAAAGCGTGGGAACATTATCAATTCACAAAACAAATGGTAAGTAAATGATTTTTGAAAAACTACGATCACGGGACAAATTCAAACTCGAAGAATTTTTTCATCGAAATTCCATAACAAATATTCGCATGGATGATACTCGTAAATATATCCGAGCCACGCTTCCAGAAAATTTTTATGCGGTCAACCCAATGGATGCGTCTGTTATGATCGAACACGAAGTTGAAGAAGTGTCTAATGTTAGGGCAACAATGCCACTCGATGCTTTATTATATATTTCCGAATTAGATCGTGAAAATATTATGTTAGAAATTGATAAAAAGCGCAGCGACTTTGATCAATATCAAGAATACGATAGAAAACGCCGAGCAGAAGAAGTTCTTGCAAACGAACGGTTCGAAACGTGGACAAGAGCAAACTATCCAGTGGCACAGAAAGCATGGGAACACTATCAGTTTACATTGGAAATGTGTGCTGATAGTGATAATCCATATAAAAAGGATAACAAATGAGAATTTTAACAAACGAAAATAGCACATTTGAGATTGATGAGCTACCAGAAGAAATCGATGATATGCGTTTTTGTGTCCTTGATAACAGTGATCCGTCCGACCCTGACTATTACTTTTCACCACTAATCTTTCTTGAATCATTCAACGCCCCCGCACTAGTTATGCAGATTGGCGACAAGCGTATCAAGATGCCAGTGGATTGGCAAATATTAATCGGTGAACCAGATTTCGGCGACCTTGAAGTTGTGCCATTAACCAGCATCAATGACCGTGGATTCAAAGCATTTGTCTTTAATCCTATCGGCAAAAAGACACCGCAATATCATCTTATTGAGTTGGCAGATGTATATACTGAAGTCCGCTGGTTCTTTCCGAAGTTAAAGCCGGGTCAACTATTAGCTATACCACTTGAAGGTGGCGACAGTCCAGATTGTGTATACTTCGTTAAAGATATTACGAGACAATGTGAAGTCGTAGATATCAGTAAGGTATGGTAGATGGAATTGTGCGACATAAAAGAGATTGACGACTTATTAGACGAACGACTTGCGATTATGAAATCACTTGATAATCTTAATTTTAATGAATTTAGATGTGCGTCTGTAAAAGTATCAGGTAGATTAAAATGTCGCAAGGCTATTCACGATTCTATTAATCGAGTTGAATATATTATCGCTTCGGAAATCTATAAGCTTTTAGTAGAAGAATATAATGACGTGATTGGCAAGTTACAATCAAAAGGTATTAAAGTAGATAAAAAAGAGTTCGTTGAGTTTGACAAACAAGCAATGATTGATGGGTTATCCAAGTCTACTAATCGTGCCCTAATCAATCACGCCTATGTAGGTCCAGATGACGACAAGGTTTACGCAACCGAACAAAAGTATGAGCAGTAATACAGCAACGATTTTAAAAGTGGAGCCGAGAGTTTATCACTATAATCTACGCAACACCCAAATAGTTGACGAGATAAGTGAATTCATTAAACGGTCGGGAATGATTGAACGGATTGAATTCAGAACTGAAATAGTAGTTATGAAAATTAATTCTACTACCATTTATGTGTTACACTTTAAGGAACTAAAAGATACGTTCTTTTTCGATCTTATGTTCGCAAATGAAATTAAACAGGTATACGACAACTATGGCTAAACTAGCATTATCATCAGTATTATCCGCACTGGATCGTAAAGACCGAGCGTTCTTTGATAATCTGAACGAAGAAGAACAAAAGGAAATCCAGCCGTATGTGCTAATACGGTATATGGCATTTTGTAAAGGTGGCGGCAAAGACCTTAAAGAATGGTATTTCCGTGCTACCAATGAGTTTGTGAATACAGGATTTTGGGATTTGAATAGCAAACACAAGAAGTTAATGTGGAATATGCTATGTGATATTAGTCCGAATATGGGTAAACAATTTCACGAATGGGTGCCTATGGCGAAGAAGACTAAGAACAAGAAAATTGCAGTCCTTGAAGAAATATTTCCCAATCTGGGTGACATGGAATTGGAAACGCTAGATGTGATATATACTAAGGAAGATGTTAAACAGATGCTACTAGATAGGGGATGGGATGCAAAGCGAATTAAGTCCGCAATTTAAGTGCAACTTTTGTGGTAAATCATACCGCAGGGAAACAACATTATTTGCGCATTCCTGTGAAAAGAAACGTCGCAAAGAACAAGAAAACGAGCGAGGTGTCCAGCTTGGTTATCGAACCTATCTGCGATTTTATAAGATAAAGCAAAACAAGCAAACCCCGCCAACCTATCAGGAATTTATGGAGTCACAATTCTACATAGCGTTCGTAAAATTTGGACGCCATATCAAAATGATTAGTGCTAAAAAGCCAGAGAAGTATATTGATTTCGTAATCAACAGTGGAAAAAAATTAGACAAATGGTGTAGTGATGCATTATATGAAGACTATCTTATTGATATGCTTCGTAAAGAAAATCCAAGCGATACCTTACATCGGGCATTTGAGACTATGATTAGATGGGCAGATACGCACGAAGGTGAATGGTATCACTATTTTAAATATGCGGCACCATCGGTTATTTGTAATGATATATTACGTGGTGATATATCGCCGTGGGTATTATATAACTGTGATAGTGGACAGGAATGTTTGGGAAGTTTTAATGCAGACCACGTTGGAATGGTGTTTCGTTATATTGATCCAGATTATTGGATGAAACGATTTGAGAACTACATATCAGATGTAGAATATATGAAGACAATGTTAAAGGAAGCAAGATTATGAGATTACACTTATCAGAAACAAATGTAGAAGTTTATGTGATACCCGAGCATATCCAATCGATTGAACACTTAGGGGCAAACACGCTTGTACGCACGCAAGGCGTTGACTATCGTGTACGTGAAACACACGAGGTAGTAATACGGATGTACGAGGAAACAAAAAATGTTTGATTGGAAAAAGCCGACAGTGCAACTATTGGGGAGATTTCAGCCATGGCATGATGGTCACCTTGAACTATTCAAGCGAGCCTATGCCAAGACGGGTCAGGTAATGATTCAAATACGTGATGTGAACGGTGTCGAAGACAACCCATTTGATTTCAATACCGTTAAGGCAAATATTATTGAAGGTTTGAATAGTCACAGTTTTCATATCGGTAAGCAATATGATATTATGTTAGTGCCGAATATTACAGAAATCGTTTATGGTCGTGGGGTAGGGTATGCTATTACCGAAGAAGTATTAGATGAAGCAACCCAAGAAATCAGTGCAACCAAAATCAGGGAACAAATGCGTAAAGATGGCACACTTTGATTTACCAGACGTTGACATAGATACAGCCGACAGAACAAAAGTTCTAGAGCATATTTCCTATGTCAACGCTTCTATCAATCGTGAAGGGAAAATGGTCAAGCACAATACTGGTATATACGTCACCGATATTGGCTTCGACCCCCGCACGAAAATGGCGGCGATTGATTATAAAGAAGCAGAAACCCTTGGCTATATCAAGCTTGATATTCTGAACGTGCATGTATATGAACTTGTGCGAGATGAAGAACACTTGAACGAGTTGATGGCACGTGAACCTAACTGGAAAAGAATATGGACTGACAAAGACTTTTGTGGTAAAATAATACATATTGGTAACTACTTTGATTTACTTATCAAAATGAAACCAGATAGCGTAGCCCGAATGGCTATGTTTATATCAGTTATTCGTCCCGGAAAGAAACATCTTCAAGATAAACCTTGGAAAGAAATATCACAAACGGTATGGGATAAGACAGACGATGGCTATGCATTTAAACATAGTCACGCAATCAGTTACGCAGAACTGGTTAAAGTGCACATGAACTTGCTTGATGAAACTATTTCGGCTTGACACGGCGCACCAGCTGAATGTTGGTGCGTTTAATACGCTTTGATGATATTTCGGATAGACTTACGTATGGACCGTTGATAATGTCACAGTCCTTGCTATTCATAGTTACTAGAACGTCTTTAAAATCCCATAGATTCTTGAGAAAGATATTTATTGGGATTTGACGATTCGATTCCCACCACCAAGTATCGCCCAGTTCGATAAACGATGTCTTTTCTTCCATAGATTTAATCTTGGAATAATCATATAATGATGTTATCATCTTATCCTTATTTTGAATAATACCGATGAACTCATTCCCGCCATAGGTTATATGACTGATAAATGGATACTTTTTTGCGATTTTAGCGAATAGATTTGCATCTTCCATAGGTTTATTTAGTGTATCACATCAGATGCAATTTAAATGTACCATTGTCGTTATCATATCGTATGTGCTGTCTGTCCAGCATCTTTGCATATAGTCTCTGTCTATTTGGTTCGTCAGCCTCAAACCTTATATATGTTGGCTGATAGCCATAAGCAAAGTCTTTCAATATTCTAAGTACCGTGGAGAAAATAATGAAGTTCTCACCATCGCCGGTTACCTCGTAACTTTCACCGGTAGTAAACGTAGCATCCCAATCTCCTTCATTCGTTTCGGAGAACACTACTATTATTTCCTGACCTTTCGGGGTGTGGAAGTAGGCACTAACCTCGCCGTCATTATTTGTATCGCCCCATTCCCATCGTAAAACCTTATCGTGAAGTTCGGTCAGTACGTTTTCTTTTATTCTTTTTTTAGGGTTGACGAAGCCATTATCGGCATTGATGAGCGTATCATCAATCTTATTCCAATCAGCTTGCATCATTGGGCTATCCTTTTCGGATTTCTGTTGGGCTATTGCGGCGATAATCTCAAATGCTTTCATACGAGTATTTAGTATAAATACCATATGAATAAACAATACATTTACCTTTACAAACAAACTATGGATATCAATCTAACTACCAGTGTATTGACAGCAGGGAGACAGGAAAACGTGTATAGTAGAAATATGACATTGTATAGAGGAATCGATAACACCGTTTCCTTCAACTTTAGAAACAACGACCAAAAGAAGGTGAATATGTTAGATAAGGTAATCACTTTTAATATTATCGATAACGAAAGCCATATTACACACCTTACCCGACCGATGACACTTGAAGATGGTCCGAATGGTATAGCCAAGTTGGTTATCAGTGAATCCGACTTACTTGATATTAATGAGCAGTATTACACGTGGAGTGTTAAAGTGGTGGACGGCGAAAACGTTCAGCACGTAGCGTATACCGACGACAACTATAGTGCAGCAGGTCAGTTACAAGTTAAGCACGGTGTATTTCCAGAGTTTCGTGAAAGTGTGTCATTAGCATTCACTGGCGGCACAGTAACATCAGCAGCACAAGCATATCCACGTTTGAACAATAATAATAACGCACTTCATACCGCACAGTTCTATTTCACTGAGCCATATACGGGAAGCGTGACTATTCAAGGAACAATGGACGATGTTGCTAACCAAACCACATTCAACTGGGTTGATATTAATACGGTGAGTTATACTGCACAGACGGGTAATGCTTATGTTAACTGGACTGGTGTTTTTAGTGCTATTAGATTCGTTAAGGCAGATACAACCAATACGGTATCCAGCGTTCTTTATAGGCATTAAATAATATGCGATTGTATGAGTTTGAGAATCACACTATATTATGGCACGGAACTTCTTCAGATGTGAAATCTAAAGGTCTTCGTATGGGTGGTAGGCTAAATGGCGTTTATCTTACAGATAACCCCGACCTTGCTTTTGAATACGCGATGACTGATGCTGAAAGAACTGGCAGTGATGTTATATATCTATTGAGTATTGATATTACCCAACTTGATATGAGTTTGATGCAACCAGACGACGACCATACAAACTCTGCTAATGATTGGGTTGAAAGCTTGTCCGAGACAGACCAGTGTGTTTATTACGGGGATATTCCTTCTTCTGCGATAAACGTTGAACAAGTTGATGAGGTAGATTAATAGAGTATGAAGTATGTAGGATTTGGTTGCTCTTGGATGTATGGTTCAGAGCTTGTACCGCCTAATGCAACCACGTGGCACGACACAATAAAATATCAACACGATAAATGTTTCCTTGGATTACTTGGACCAAACGAAAACTTAGCACACCCCGGCGGAACAATGAAGTCAATGTTTTATGCGTTTATGAACCATGCCGAGACAGCATCCCCTGATACATTCTATGTGTTCGCATTCACCGACCCATCCCGTGAAAGCTGGTACGATAGCACTGACCGTGAATGGAAACATTCATCTTGGATAACAAACGGAACAAATGCAAATAATGTAAATCGTTTCGATAACTCGTATAAAGATTATGTTACACATACGTGGTCAGAAGAATATGAACGTATGCAATATGTAACAATGGCATCAGCTATGATGAACACGGCGAAAGCAAAAGGTTTCAAATATATTGGCTTCAATTCGTTGCCCGCTTATTCAATCAATGATAAAAATATGTTTTGGTCAGGCACTTGTATGAAAGACCATCTATTGCCCAATCATTTCGCAAGTGGCGGGCATCCGAATGAAGAAGGTCATATATGGATAGCCGAAAGAGTAAAAGAATTTATAGACACGGCTTACCCCAATTTGATATAATATACTATGAATAAAATTCAAGATGCCGTATCGTCTGCTTGGACAATGGGGCGCAAAACACGTAAATCCAGTAAAGGTTGGATCACGTCAAATGGCGTGTGTTGTGTCCATAACGGGGAAACTCCTGACAAACGAGGTCGGGGTGGACTAATCCTTAATGGCGATATGGTATCATATCATTGCTTTAACTGCAACTTTAAGACTGGTTGGCAACCCGGATGGCATCTTAGTTACAAGATGCGGAAGTTTATGTCTTGGATTGGTATCGACGAAGGCGTAATTAAGCGATTAGTTTTTGAATCAATGCGCATTCGTGACGAAGAGGGTGTTGTTGAAACCGATAAGGAAGAAATCAATATTCACTTTGAACCGGAACCGTTGCCAGAAAAGGCGAAACGCATTGAAGAACTATTGACATTTTATGCTATCGCCGACTTTGAAACAATACCCGACGATTTAATGGATGTTGTTGCATACGCAGTTGAAAAACGTGGACTCACACACGAACAAGTTTCTGATATGTATTGGACACCTGAAAAAGTTTCCATAGCACAAAAAATGAATCGCCGACTTATTATCCCGTATAAGTGGAATAATGAAATCATCGGATATACTGCTCGTTGTATTGATGACAACAAGCAAATGAAATATTACAACAAATCGGATTCCAACTATGTATTCAATACTGACGCACAGATGCCCGATGCAAAAGTTGTGCTTGTTACCGAGGGTCCATTTGATGCTTTGGCTATTAACGGGGTGGCGATGCTTGGTAATGAAGTTAGTGAAACAAAAGCGGAAATCATCGATATGCTAAACCGAGAAGTTATAGTGGTGCCAGATCGGGGCGCACCGGGACAAAAGCTTGTAGACGTGGCATTGGAATGTGGCTGGAATGTAAGCTTTCCAGATTGGGAAGACCCCGATATCGATGATGTCAATGCCGCTGTATGTAAGTATGGAAAACTATATACATTCCAGCATATTATGGCACATAAGTATGATACGAGATTGAAGATTGAATTGACGAGGAAGAAGTATTGAGCGAATATACACCAGATTTACAACGACTATTTTTAGAAATGATGCTAGAAGATGCACAAAGTTATGTGCGAGTACAAGATATTTACAATGTAAGCAACTTTGATAGATCATTGCGCAAGGCTGCTGAGTTTATGGCTGAACACGCAGAGGCGCATAGCACACTGCCTACCAGAGAACAAATCAAAGCTAAGACCGGAACACAATTAGAACCCGTTCCAGAACTAACAGAGGAACATTACGATTGGTTTTTGAAGGAATTTGAAGGATTCACTAAATTTAGCGAGTTGAATCGTGCTATCTTGACAGCAGCAGATATGATTGAAAAGCAAGAATACGAGCCAATCGAAAAGCTAATTAAAGACGCAGTGCAAATATCATTGACTAAGGATATTGGGACGGATTATTTTGATAATCCCCGCGCCCGCCTACTGAAGTTGAGAGATAGCAATGGACAAAATTCTACGGGCTGGCCGACGCTTGACCGTCGCCTATATGGCGGATTTAACAAAGGTGAACTAAACATTTTCGCTGGTGGATCAGGATCGGGGAAGTCACTGTTTATGCAGAATATTGCCGTGAACTGGGTATTTAATGGTTTGAATGGCGTGTATATATCGCTGGAATTGGCTGAAGAGCTATGTGCGATGCGTATTGATAGTATGGTCACTGGCACACATTCGCGTGAAATCTTCAGGAACCTCGATGACGTTGAGTGGAAAGTTAAGAGTGCGGGTACGAAATCAGGTAGTCTTCAGATCAAATATATGCCATCGCAAAGCACTGTCAACAATATGCGTTCGTATCTTAAAGAGTTGCAAGTAAGAACGGGACGAAAGATTGACTTCCTTATGGTTGACTATCTTGATTTGTTGATGCCGGTTTCTGCAAAGGTATCTCCTAGTGACTTGTTTGTTAAGGACAAGTATGTGTCGGAAGAATTGCGCAACTTTGCCAAGGAACTTGATATATTATTTGTTACGGCATCCCAGCTAAACCGCACGGCGGTCGATGAAGTTGAATTCGATCATTCGATGATTTCGGGCGGTATTTCAAAGATTAATACGGCGGACAACCTGTTTGGTATTCGTACCACACGCAAAATGCGAGAACTAGGACGCTATCAAATCCAGCTTATGAAGACAAGATCATCGGGTGGTGTTGGGCAAACGATTGACCTTGGGTTTGATACCGAAACACTTCGCATTACTGACATAGGCGAGGAAGCTCAAGTCCTCGGAACCGAGCCGTCCAGTGACATCATGCAACGTATTAAAACCCGTCAAGAAGGCAACGAGGACAATGATGAACCTACGTTAATAGAACCAATGCATGTCAAAGCGGATGTTCAGTCATCCAAACTTACAGATATGCTGCAAGCGCTGAGTGGAAAAAGTTAATGATAGCCCCTAAATGTTTTGCTCCATGGACTAATATTGATATATCCCCGTCTGGTGAAATTTCACCATGGCATAGTGGATGTATCCGTTGTAAGATTGAAGAAGATCAAGAGCCGACAGAATGGTGACGGTGTACAAGAAGCAGAACCGATGGAACCGATGAAGATAAACGACGATACAAAGCGTCAAGAACTCAAAGATATGATATCGAAGTTGAACCGATAACGATGGACACAATAAAAGTAAGACTTAGCACTCGCAATGATTACGAGACTACCTGTGATTTCAACTTTAGGCTAGAGAGTAACCACTTCGTGAAAAAGTGGTTATCAAGATACAAAGAAGCACAACAGCGTGGGTATCCGATAAGCGAGCCGGATGCATTCTACAACCTCAATATGGATTGGTCTGAAAATCGTATATTGGATAATATAAATGAGTTGATTAGGCAGATGCCTAATATGTTTGGTGGCGTCGAACTAGGCAGCACCGACGATCAAGACACCCTAAATCACATCCATAGCGTATTTGAGATTTACCATGGTAGCTTAGACGCATGGCAAGGAAGTGGATTGACATTAGAGGAACAGCAAAGACTGAGCAAGGTAAACCAACTCGTACATCGTGCAGAGAACTTTGGTGCCGACAAAAGAATCAGGGTTGTGTGGTTTGATTTACCAAAAACAAAGACCTATGACATCGAAGATTATAAGCTGTTCCAAAACACCAAAGAGTTCGGCGGTGTATACGTTATGTATGCAGACGTGGGTAAGAACGTTGAGAGTTTAGCAAAGGACAACGACGATCATCACCATGACTTTGTTCCTAACCTACACTATAGCTCCGATTTCATAATCAGCTTTTCAGATACTAAGGATAACTCAGCCTTGTATGAACAGTATAAGATAGATAACTCAGAGTATTTTATAGACAAAGGTTACGATATTGGCGACCCTAGGCTAACCACGGGCAACATAAAGATAGCACAACTAGATTCCACACAGTCACAAGAAGACATCCTCGACACATTATCAAAATACAATCATGTTCAGTCCGTATATGTTATTTGATTTTGTTTATATAAATGTTTGAAAGCCATAAATACTGTATGCGTAAAAAAACAAGAAGCATCTTAGAAGAACTAGATCAACTAGCTACATCACGTGATAGAGTTCACGTATTGGAGAATCGTGCCACTAACATTATCGATTCGGCTATGAACCTTATCAATATGATTCACGAGAGTTACGATCAAGAAACAGCAGTAGATTTGGAGAAACGTCTTGTAAATGCTATACGCACACACGATCCAAAAAAGTTTACACGTGGTATAAGGAAAATGAAATGAGCGAAATGACAGACCTAATCGGCAAAATGGATGATATTATTAATGAAAATCCACAGTATGACAAAAACGATATGATGAGCGAGCAGTGGGCAGATTTATCCGTGAAGCTAAGTGATTTCATTGATTTTTATATCAAGAACAAGCATAATATCAATTTACAATCTGATATCAACGACGAAATTTATACATTGGATAGTATTAAAAGTTCGATTTCGAATAAGCTAAGTAGATAATATTATGGATTATGTATTTCCGAAGAATGATATTTTTGAAGGACTAGAAGACAAATGGTTGGAACACCGCACCTTCACTAGTCTTGAAATCACAGACGACCGTAAACTAAAGTTTATCGGTGGTGAGTTACAGGAAGCACGTTATATTCGTATTCCTAGAAACGCTGCTGGGCATACTATGGCTGATATGGGCGAAACATTCTTCGAACATATGATCATGCTTCAACAATTACGGTACGAAAATCCAGAAGCTGCCGCAAAGTACGCACAAGAAACCCTGAAGTTCTTTGACTTTAGTAACGTACGTAGTGGCGCAACCGACCTTCATAATATTGCATCTATTATTATGAATCCATCCAAATTTGCAGATACCGTGGGTACTGGCGAAAATATCAATATTCCTGAACTAGCGTTTAAGCGTTACTTGCGTGACGTTAAGGCAGGAAATGCCAATCCCGGTTTAGACCGTCAGTTCTTCTTGAAGATGGAAAAGTCACTTGGTATTAAGAACGGTATTCTGAAACGTATGCGTCGTATTGCACAAGATTATACGATGGCAACCCCTTCTGAGCGTAATATGATTGCGACACGACTGACACTGCATTTTCGTCAAGATAGACGATTTATGAGTGATATTTTCAAGCCTTGGAAAGAAACCACTAAAAATATGGTGCCAAGTTCTGAAACCGTAAAATCAGCAGAAAAACAAGGTCACAAAATCCCCGGATGGGTTAAAACCGCCGCCGCCATGGCTGGTGCTTATTATGTAGGGCATAAGCTTGGCAGTATTATGATGTAAAAAAATAAGTTTTTTGCTTATTTGCATAAATAAAAGTAAGTGAAACGAAGTGTTTCACAATATATATATTTTAGATAGGAATTAATAAAATGGCAACAATCACACGTACAAATGGTGATGCATATGCAGTAGTATACAAGGACACGTCCGCTAAAGGCGCTGATCCAATCACAGCTGACGAAACAGTAATCTTTGAAGGTCCAGCACTTGACTTCTTCAAAGTTATCGTAGCAAACGGTTCTGATACAGTAACCGACATTACTGGAGAAATGGGCGCAACTGAAGCAGTTGAAGATATTCTTCGCACGGTTCAAACAAAAGGTACTCTTGCTATGTACCAAGTTGAAGGTGACGCAACTGGTCAGATTTCAGTAGCTGTTTACCCAACAGGTGCTTGGACAGCAGCAGCACTTCAGACGGCAATTCGTGCTACAACGCCGAACTCGCTTGACGTTTCTGGTGCGCTTGTAACAGCACCGGGCTTTGACCTAGCTTAACTCTAACTATAACATGCAAAAATCCCATAATGGGATTTTTGTTTGTTCATTTCAAAGAAGCAGATAAAATATATGACACCATCAACCAGTTTGATAGAGAAAATAAAAGAATATCCCGGTTTAATAAATGCCGCTGGTAAAATTAATGGGAATATTTCAAAAGGTTCGTTTCTGGAAACCGATTTATATAAATCTATATATTCAGCAACCTCATTTCTTGAATCCAATGATTCTCTTGCCGTTCGGGTATATTGTGTGGAACATAATATAACGACCCGCCCGGTATGTGGGGTATGTGCCGCCCCCGTTAAATTCAAATCAAAAAAATTTAACGATTATTGTTCGGTGAAATGCGGAGCGGCAGCGACCCCAACCCGAAACAAACGATTAAAGTCATGTCGTGAAAAATACGGGGTTGATAATCCATCTAAATCTATCGACGTTCAGCAAAAACGAACAGCGACCGTTCAATCTAAATATGGAGTTGATAACCCTTTTCAGTCGGAAAAAATAAAAGAGAAAATTAAAAAATCATTTATTGACACGCACGGAGTGAATAATCCATCGCAACTCGAAACTATTAAAAATAAAAAACGACAAACATCCATTGAAAGATACGGAATACCAAATCCACAATCATTGATTAGTGTTCAAGAAAAGAGTATGAACACTAATCAAGAAAGATTCGGAACGATGTGGCCAAGTCAGTCACCCGCCATACAAGATAAAATTAAAGAAACAATCAATAATCGTTATAATGCCGATAACTATTTTTCATCAGATGTATATTTAACTAAACAGAAATCTGACTTCATGACAACTATTGGTGATAGGGTGAAAGGTAAATTACGCCCACGGTTTACTGAATTTGAAGGGGTGCATCATCAGTATGAATGGGAATGTATTGAATGTAGTAATATATTCGTTGATAATTTAATTTCTGGTAAAATGCCAAGATGTACACAATGTTTTCCTATTACATCATCTATGTGGGAATCCGAAGTAAGAGAATTTGTGGATGGTAGTTTGAACAATAGATATTTAATACCACCATTGGAAATAGATATTTTTATCCCAGAACATAATATAGCAATCGAATGCAATGGTATATACTGGCATTCTGAAAATAATGGCAAAAATAGAAAATATCATTTAAGCAAAACTGAAGAATGTTCCAAAAAAGGAATCCGTCTTATTCATATTTTAGACAATGAATGGAATGACAATAAACATATAGTTAAATCTAGATTAAATTCTATTATGGGGAGACAGAGTGTTATATATGCGAGAAAATGCAATATTAAACAAGTATCTTCGCGTGAGTCAAAGGTCTTTTTAAACGATAATCATTTGCAGGGAAATGTTAGATCATCAGTACGTATTGGGCTGTATTATGATGACAAACTTGTATCATTGATGACTTTTGGTAAATCTAGGTTTAATAAAAAATATGATTATGAAATGCTGAGATTTTGTACAATTTGTGATATGACTGTTGTTGGTGGTGCGGGAAAGCTTTTAAAGAGCTTTATTAATAGTTATACACCTAAGTCTATTATATCATATAGTGATAGAAGATGGTCTAATGGTGGATTATATGAATCATTGGGCTTCACATTTATTAACAATTCATCGCCGAATTATAGATATACAAATGATTATAAAAGTCTATACAGCCGTCATGTATTTCAAAAGCATAAATTGTCAAATATATTAGCAAACTTTAATCCAGCACAAACCGAATGGGAAAATATGAGGGCACATGGGTATGATCGTATATGGGACTGTGGGAACGGTGTGTGGGTTTTGAATTTATGAAAACCCTTCATTGTCTTTACCAACATCTCGATATAAAGCCTGTTCCATTATCGCAAGTATCATTGGCTAGTTATCATATGGATGAACGGTGGAAACATCGTGACCTTCCGAGTATAACAAATGATGGTATGTGGTATCCCGTATTGTACGACCGAGTGACACCTGAATGGTGGGATAATACATTTACTGGTTGCTTTAGTTACAGAGAAGACTGGAAGTTCATTAATCCGCCTACCATTCATTCGGATGGTTTCATTTATTTGATTCGTATCGGTAATAATCGCATACAGGTAGCCGAGCATCTTGAGTATGATGCTATTGATGGCATATACTTTCCAATCCTTAAAGACCTTATAGAGTTCAATCAGCGTATTAAAACTGAAAGACCTTATAGAGTTCAATCAGCGTATTAAAACTGAAGACCCATATAATGTCCGATAAATACGATATGGATGATTCTAGATCGCACGGCTTATCTGAAGCTAATCGGCAGGGATTGCGTGATTATATACGTGGGTATACGCTTGTTGATATTACTAACACTGGCGTATTGGCGCAATATCGCAAAACTGGTGCGTTTATGGATAATGCTAATCAGGTAGTCACTGAGAAAGAGTCGTGGGAACGATCAAGAAACCAACAACGTAACTGGGAAACATTCGTTCAGTTGGCATCTATGATTACCCAACCAACAATACTCAAAACACCTAGTTCGTCGATGCAAGACTTATCTGCCCATTCATTTTCGTATAACGGGACGGCGATGGTATGGGAGTTCATCCTTGGTGCCGAGCAGACGAGCGTATTCGATAATAAGTTTCCAGCAGGGCGATTGGCTGAAATGTGTCATAAAATACCCGTAGTAGTAGGATTAAAAGAAACAGTAGATTTTGCAGTACCGATGTTCAACACAAGTGGTAATATCAATCTCTATTTTGAAAAAGTTTCTTTTTGATAAATACCAGTATGTTATTACGACAACTATTAGAATATCGCATAGATGAAGCGTTACAGGATTTTAACTATGATATGGTTAAGACCGTAGTGGATATGTTTAATACGACGGCAGAGGCAGCACACATCGTGGTTAACCGTTTACAAGATGTAGATGGTGAAAAACTAGCCGATTTACTATTACGCAACGACCGCCGAGGTCTAGCACAATGGTATACTGAAGTATCTAGTAGTGTTGATGAAGGAATGGCTTGGGCTAAAAGTGGCAACAAGGTAGTTCGTAAGTTTCGTTGCACTGGTGGACCAAGGCACGGACGGGTTGTAAGTAAACCAGCACAATGTTTTGCGCCACCTGATATTAAGAAACGTATGAAACTAAAGCAGACAAGAGCTGCAAAAGGTGCTAAGATGGCACGTAAGCGTAAAAAAACAATGAGAACAAACGCCGCATCAAAACGAGTACAGGCATTAAATAAGAAATAGGAAATACAATGAGTGATTTAAGAAAATTAATGGAACGTATGGATAGAATCAATGAAGACCGTGAGCCGTATATGGTTATGATTGGCGGTGGCGTAAGTGATTTATACAGTACGCCTGAAGCTTCAACCCCTGAACAGGCGGCTACATTATTTTTTAAAGCACAACAAAAGTCACCACTTGATGTTGCAATCACGGGCGACGAAGATGCCATGCAAGCGTTGGTCGTATGGGCACAGCAGAATAAAGAACAGATTGCGCATATTATGCACAAAACAGGCGCTGATAAAGTGTTTTACGTAGATGAGTGGATTAAGCTACTTGATGGAATATCTTATGATAGTCTGTCGGGTCAAGTATATCCGTTCGATAGGGGTTAAAAATGAAGATTAATGAAGTGTTAAAGTTCCGTGAAAGCTTGGATGATGTCGAGTTTCAGCCGACACAAACAACTACTATGAAACAGAATGGCAATGAAATCAACACTAATATGGATGACCCATCAACGTCAACGCTTGTCCGTAATAAACAGACAAAGAAGTTAGAAGTGATTGAGCCGGGTCAAACTGCCAATAAAGCACAGTATGATAATGTAGACGATGGCGATGAGCAAAAGCAAAAGCAAGTCCAAGTCGAACTTGAAAAGCAAAAGAAAGAACAAGAGCGTGAAGCACAAAAAGCAACGCTGAATGCCAGACGAGTGCAGAATCAAACACAACAGCAATCTACAACCACGGGAGTATGATATGCGTTTCGTGGAAATTTCAAACGGGATTCCAGCTTACATAACTAATGAAGAGGCTAGTGTGTCAGCCGATGTTGAGAGATTAGGAAAGGTTACTCAAAGTGGATTAAGCGAGCAATATTTAGATGTTGTTAATCGTTTGGTTAGCAAAAATGTATTAACTCGTCGCAGAAATGGAAAGGATGTTTACTATGTCAGAAACAAATCTGAATAACGTCATTCAACGTTTGCTTATGGAAGCAAGCGATTATCTTATTATTAGTCAGACTGGTGACACGGTTAAGGTCGGACCTTATCTAATCAAGGAAGATGATGCAATGTTCGCCATCACCCGCAATGATATCGTGTTTGACGAGTTCAATAGTAAGAAGGCGGCGATTGCATATGCCATTACTATCTATAACAAACATAAGACCAAATCAGATACAATAAAACAATACGACATTAAAATAGGTAAATATCGTGATGATATTATGTTCTATCGCCGCGCCGTCGTTAATGCGCAAAAACACAAGGATAGCTTTAAGGAAGATGTTATGGCGAATCGCCTAGAAAGTGCATTTACCGACTTAGCCAGAGCAAAACAATCATTGCTTCGTGAAATAAAAAATATAGATTTCGCATAAATATATAAAACAGAGGACTCTTTGCAAATGAAACTTAAAAACTTTAACAAGACTATGACAAGCGAAACACTTAACAACTCCTTGAAAGAGAAGTTCGGATACCGTGTTAACTTGGACACACTCCCACTAGATAAAGCACAAAAGATGCTTATCTCGGTAAATGAAAGCCTAGCAGCAGCAGTTAAGAAGCAAGGCGAAAAAGCCCGCACTTCTAAAACATATGCTGAAAAGAAACTTATTTCCGAAACACTTTCGGCATTTGTCGGCGAAAAGAAATCGAAAATTATTATCGAACGACGCCGTTCACTTCTAAAGCGTAAGCTAAACGAAGCCGAAGCACAGGAAGCTGAAGTTCTTCTAGCATCAAAGGATATGGTTGACCGTATTCAGAAGATGATTGAAGACCTTGGCGCAATGCAAAACGAACAGTTACAGCCACTCGTTGATTCTGTTCGTCAAACAATGGGCGAAGAAACAGCTATGTCATTCGAATCAACGATGCAAAATGCTATTAACTCAGCAATGGACGCAGTTCGCACAGCACGTACCGAAGCAGACAGCGCATCACGTATTCTTAGTGGCGATCCAGCACCAGACGCAGACCAGACAATGGGCGGCGAAATGGGCATGGACGATATGGACGGCATGGATGATGGAATGGGAATGGAGCCAGAAATGGCACCAACCGATGATATTGAACCAGAGCCAGAAGCAGTTGGTGGACGTGAAAAGCGTGATGATGTTGAACTAGACCTTTCGGGTCTATAAGGAGCATCACGTGAGACTATTCGAGTTTAACTCAAAGAATGCAAGAATAATCAGTCTTGTATCGCAACTACAACGGAAAGCGGAAGGCAAAGAGTCCGCTAAAATCCGTATGGGTTCGTTCAAGAAAATGCTGAAGAATATGGGCATCTCTATGAGTAATCAAGGACTCGAATCACTTGTCGGAACCGATCCAGCATTTGGTAAACTTGTCACTTCCGTTGACGACCAATACCTTACACTCAATATGACTGGCGAAGAGCCAGATATGGATATGGGTATGGATGATGATATGGGCGACTTGGATATGGAACTAGGTGACGAAGAGCCAGTAGATGATATGGGAATGGATATGGGAATGGATGATGATGTTGGTGCAACCACCGACGATTTTGAAGACCCGATGATGCAAGGCGGTAACGCAGCTGGTGCATCGCAAAATGCAGTTCCCAATATGGCTAAACGTGCACTCTCAAGGAGAACATAATGAACTTTAAAAAACTACTAGAATCATTTAATGACATTGAAGAAGGTCACGACGAAGATGTTGCGGCATCCAACAAGCGAGACAGTGATTTCTATAAATCACGTGAAGACAAATACGAATGTCCTAAATGCGGGCTTGGGTTGGACGGGTGTAAGTGCGACGAAGAAATCGATGAAGCAGATTTTCGCAATATGAAACCTGATAGTGCGTTTGGCGACGATGAAGAAGCAGCCGCAAACTTACGCTGGCACCTTGAGCAAGCTGAAAAATACGCAATGGAACTCGGAAACCAAGAGATTGCATCCGCAGTAAATAGTTTTCTTGAAGTATCAAGGAAGTAAACAATGGCATTTTTCCCTACAGCAGCACAAGCAAGAGAACGTGGACAAGGCAATCGAGTAATACTCGAAGAAGTTATGCTTCTCGAAATCGCAGTAACTGAAGCTATTGTCGCAGGAAATCTAACCATTGATTTCGGCGGCGCACTAACCGATTCATCAGTATCAGCCACAACCATTAGCGGAACATCAGTATCTGCAAGCACAATGACAGCAGAGAATGCTACGGGTCAATCATACTACAATGTATGGAAAGGCACGATTACTGATGCAGCAAAGACAGAGCAAATGCGTGAAGTGATTGTATGGTTCGAAGGTAAGGGCTACACTATTTCTCGTAAGTCATCTAATAGCACAACATTCTATTGGCAGCTGACGTGGTGATTATTATATTGACTTGACTATATCCAAATATGGTATAATAGTCTATGTTAAAATCAATTTACAATTACAAACCCATCAATAGGAAGACAGTAAACGGCAAGCGGCATTATGTGACGCCTGACGGTACTCCCGTTGCATCAGTAACTACCATCTTATCAGCTACCAAACCACAAGCGGATTGGAAGAAGCTAAACGATTGGAAAAAAAGAACCGATGCTATTCACGGCAAAGGCACTGCACAAAAAATTACCAAGGAAGCAGCAGACCGTGGAACTAAAATGCACACATATCTTGAAGAATATTGTATCAATGATAGCATCGAAGAAACAATCAAGAAACAAAAATCACCACGTGAAACAATCCTAACATCACAAGGATATAAGATGGCGAATATCGTCATTGATGAGGGCTTGAATAAACTAGATGAATGCTGGGCAGTAGAGGCACCATTATATTACAGTGGATTATATGCTGGTACAACCGATGCTGTCGGTATATTTGAAGGAACTGAATCTATTGTTGACTTCAAACAATCAAACAAACCAAAGAAACGTGAATGGATTGACGACTACTTTATGCAACTATGTGCATACGGAGAAGCCCACAACGATATGTTCGGGACGAATATTCGCAGTGGTGTCATTCTAATGTGTACAAAGGATTTGATGTTTCAGCGATTTGATCTGACAGGTGCCGAATACGACAAGTATATGCATATGTGGTGGGATAGAGTGGATCAATATTACTCTCACTTGCGTAAACTGCAATCGCTTCAATAATAATAACGTCAAGGGTCGAGTTGAGTTTGCATACGACTTATATAAGCCTTGGTCTGAACAAATCAGCTTTGGGCATATCGGTATTATCGGTGGCGAACCATTACTGCATCCAAACTTAAAACATTGGGTAGAAGGTATACGTTCTCTATGGCGTGAACCATCTATTCTTATCACTAGTAACGGTACTCAAATAAACAAACATCCTGATTTATTCGATTTTTGTATTAAGAACAATGCCGTACTAGAGATAAGTTTTCACGAAGAAAAAGTTGATGCGTATATATGGGATGAAATAGAAAAGTTCAAACGTCACGGAACTAACTGGCAAACAATCCACACGATTAATAAATTTCCTGACCGAGATGGCAATGAAATAGAATTAGCTAATTCTCAATTAATGTGCGATGAAGGATTTATAATTCAAATAACTGACGCACACACCTTCCAAAATATACAAATAAAAGAGTGGGTAAACGGCAAACCTATGCCGTACGACTTCGGGCTTCTTTAATCTATCAATATCATCAATACTTGTGTGGGGGATGTATTGATATAGTTTATCCCATCCTCGCCATACCCGTATTGTTCAAAATAGTTGGTTACTGATGGCATAAACCCGCACTTGTATAGTTTCCCATCATAAAAAGTATGCGAGTTTTTCATACCACATATACATAATGCGATTATTGTGGTATGTGGGTCGTGTCCTTCATACTATAAATTTGGCAAAGTAAATACAGATTTTAAATAACTTTTTTGATAAATACTTCAAAGCGAGGATTTATCAGTGGCTATTACGCAAATTTCAAGAATTACGCATCGGAAAGGTACAAACGAAAACCTTCCACAACTTGCCGTTGGCGAGTTCGGATGGTCTGTGGACACACGACAGTTATATATTGGTAACGGCGGCGACGATGCTCCTTCGATTCAAAACATTCAAATCCTAACAGAAAACTCAAGTGTCGGTGAAACATCAAGTTACACCTATGCCGATAGTGATATTGGATATACAGCACAAACTGGCGTAAGCTCTAGTTCTCCTACCGTGCGTTCATTACAGGATAAACTAGACGACTTCGTTACCGTTCGTGATTATGGCGCACTGGGCGATGGTGCTACCGACGACACTGATGCGATTAACCGTGCATTAACCGATATATTCGTTACGCAAACATTCCAAGCCACACGCCGCAGATTGTTCTTTCCCGCAGGAACATATATTGTGCAAACCGATGCAATCAGAATACCAGCATATGCTACACTCGTAGGCGAAGGAACACGTTCATCTATTATTAAGAGAACTGGTTCGGCTATCACTAATGTAGCACAAACCGCCGATAGTAAAAACCAAATAGGTGCAAACATCGCTACTGCTGGTGCGACACAACCACGTGATATTACCATTATGAATATGGTATTTGAAGCTGGTGCCGATACAGATTGCTTCCTTGTAGACCAAGTTAATAATATGCATTTCGATAACTGCACATTCATTGGTGATAAATCAGCATCTATTCCAACGACACTAGGTACAGGCAAAGCATGTGTGCGCATAGAAAGCCTTGGCGCAAAGTATTCCACTAATATTAAGTTCAACAACTGTATTTTTGAAAATAACTCGTATGGTGCACAAATCGATGATGAAGTTCGTTCAGTTGTGTTTTCTGGATGTCGCTTTGAAAACTTATTCAAAGGCGCAGTGATTGGACTTGATGATTCAAGTACAACCCCAAAGGGTGTTAAAATCATTAACTCAACCTTTGATAATGTGTATGACCGTGGTATCCACGTTTATGACGGCAAGGTTTCCACCGCATTCAACTTCTTTAATGACGTTGGCAATAGTGGCGCAGGTGCTGGCTCACCAGCCACGCCTGTTATTGATTTCCTTTCTGGCGATTGCTATAGTATCGGTGATATATTTGAACGTTCGAACGCAGATGACGCTACCTTTGCTCGCATTGAAAACAATGGCGCAGCATCGTTGTCATTTGACCAAGAGCGTATGAAGTTTGGTAAACTAGAAAGAACACCGGGCGCAACTATATCATTAGTTGATACAGCATCAGCTATCGTAACCGCAGGGTTGTCGTTCAGTGATACCAACGAAAAGTATGTCGAGATTGAATATACTATTACACGAGGTTCAGCCGTGCGCAATGGTGTCCTTCGTATCACACACGATAGTTCAAACCAAGTGCTTAGTGAAGAATATGACGAAAACAATGGCGATGTTGGATTTAACTTCAGCCTTGTTAATGCCGCTGGCACAACAACATTATATTACTACACTGATACGGGTGCCGATGCGACTATGACATACAGCATCCGCACATTTGTATAACCGCATTTAAACAAGTCTAAATACCTTTATGTTCAACCTTTCTTCGGAAGAAAGACTTAAATACTGGCGTAGATTTCGTATGGACCTTGATGGCTCCGATACACTTCAATGCTTACAGGATGTTGCTACTTTATGGTCAACCGCACCTTTAAGTAATCAATACTTTGCAAGCGACCTACCAGAAACTTGGCCAACCGCTTGGGAACTCATTAATGACAATCATTATGATGATGTTGGCGTGGCTCTTGGTATATTTTATACAATATTATATAGCGAACTATTCGATAAAAATGATATAATATATAGTGTTTATAAGCTTCCAGAAGGAATAACCAATACAGTAATGGTTCAAGATTATGTTCTAAATTATGACTATGGGCAAGTAATAAGTAAAGAACAAATTGAAATATTGCCACTATTTCAATACGATTCCAAAGACATAGACAAACAATAATCTAATTTATTTTTATATGGAAGTACGTATATCAGGAGTGGTATAATAACTATATTAAATAATTACAGGAAAATAAAAATGAAAAATAAAGGTTTTACTTACGAAGATACAGTTGTAGCTTGCGGCACCTCGCTTATTTCTAGCTTGGGCTTAACTACCGATATGTCAATACTCGCAGGTGGCAACTCTAAGAACCACGACTTGTCCATTATGAATACCAAGTCTGGCGACGCTCTCAATCTAGAACTTAAATTAAATATGAATGCTCAGTTGGGCGGAACATCTATCCAATACAAAACCAGCGATAATTCATTAAACGCAATCAATCCACTTGGTGACAACGTGTTGCCCGTGCTTAATGAAAATAATAAAACTGAATCTTATGCAAAGTTAGTCGAATCCGTCAACGATGTTAGTCTAATCAAAAATGACGGGTTTCCGTTTACAGTAGATGTAGAAGCGTGGGATAAGTTCAATAAGAATCCAATTCGCAAAGATTGCACTACACACGTGAAATACGAAGATTGCACATTCATCAGAAATTATTTGATGTCAAAGGGCGATAACTATATTCAAATCGGCGGTCTTGGGCTGTATCACGTCGGTGCTGATACATTAAATTTAGGGACACCGCTTTTTGATGGTCCTAATAAATCTGAGATTGAAACAAGACCTAGTGGTTCACGCTTGAGCAAGAAATTAAACTTAAAAGTTCGGTCAGTCGGTTTAAGGGTTCAGTATAGACTTACTGACAAAAAATATTGGAAAAACTATAAATCGACCGTCAATCTCGACAACCCAGATGATCTAAAAATGATTATAACAAAGATGAAAAAATAATGAGAAAAGTATTCGAAACGGACAATATAACACTTTATCATGGCGATGTTACTGATATCAGTGATGTAAGTTTCACTTCGTTGGTAACGTCGCCGCCTTATGCCGAACAGCGCAAAAAATTCTATAATGGAGTGAGTGAAGATAAATATCCAGCATGGACAACCGATTGGATGAGTAAGGTAAAGCCGTTGATTTCCGACACAGGAAGTTGTTTGATTAACATTCGTGAAAATATTTCAAAAGGCGAAATATCAGATTACGTTTTGAGAACACGACTGGCTGTTAGAGAAAGTGGATGGAAAGAATGTGAAGAACTTATTTGGATCAAACCAGATGGCCCCCCTGTCGGCAATATCAACCGACCAAGACGATCATGGGAAAGAATTCTGTGGTTTTCTAACACAGGCAAGCCGAACGCATACCCAAAGGCTAACGGCACATTCTCCAAAAATATCTCGTTTCGTAAACAAGATGTTGGACAATCACTAAAACAATGGGGCAGTGGGTTCACCGATGATAAAGAACCACAGGCAGGGTTTACCCGATGTAAAGATTATGTTGAAATCTCTGTATCAAATAATGCCAAAAAAGAACATAGCCATCCAGCAGCATATCCAGTGCCATTGGCAGAATGGATGTTGAAGCTGGTATCAGTAGAAGGGGATACTATTCTTGACCCGTTTTCTGGTAGTGGCACGACAGGGATCGCCGCCGTAAATAATGGTAGAAAATATATTGGAATTGATAACTCTCTTGAGTATTTGGATATGACAATAGAACGATATAAAAAGATAGGATTAATATGACAGACATAACTGTAACAAAACGCACAGGGGATAAAGAAACACTTGATATTGAAAAACTACATAAGGTAGTATTCAATGCGTGTGATGGCATTACAGGAGTGTCGCCTTCAGAAGTAGAAATTCGTTCCCAAATCCAATTCTATAATGGCATTAAATCAACCGACATTCAAGAAACATTAATCAAATCAGCAGCAGATTTAATCTCCGAAGAGACACCAAACTACCAATATGTTGGCGGTCGTCTGATTAACTATCATCTACGTAAACAAGTATACGGACAATATGAACCGTGGGCATTGCGTCAACTGGTAGAGAAGAATGTTAAGAGTGGTTTTTATGACCCCGAACTTCTATCTGCATACGATGAAAAAGAATATGAACTACTAAACTCATACATCCGACACGTCCGAGATAATGACCTAACATACGCCGCTATGGAACAGTTTAGAGGCAAGTATCTTGTCCAAAACCGTGTCACTAAAGAAATCTTCGAAACACCACAAATGTGCTATATGCTAGTAGCAATGAGCCTATTCAGTCATTATGAAAAAGACAGACTACAATGGGTAAAAGATTATTACGATGCTATATCAACATTTGATATCTCGTTGCCTACACCTATTATGGCTGGTGTACGAACACCGCAACGACAATTCAGTTCGTGTGTGTTAATCGAAACAGGCGATTCATTGGATTCCATTAATGCGTCATCTTCCGCTATTGTGAAATATGTATCACAAAAGGCTGGCATCGGTATCGGCGCTGGTAGTATTCGTGCTATCGGTGCGTCTATTCGTAATGGCGATGCATATCATACAGGTGTCATTCCGTTCTTTAAGCATTTCCAAACCGCAGTAAAATCATGTTGTCTAAAACCAGATACTTATGTGGAAATTCTTGATGAAACTGATGATTTGGAACGCAAGGGGGAGTAAGTGCAATGAATATGCCCGGAGTTCAAGAGAAACATAAAATATCATGTCCCTTTGGATGCAAAGATGGTCACAAATTTATGGCTGGAAATTTTACTAATCATATGACAAAAATTCATGAATGGACTACAGAAGAAATCAAAAGGTATAAAAAAAATGACAAAAAAATCTAAGAGAATTAAATTATCGGACCTTCGGGCGGGTATGAAAATAAAAACAAAAGATAAAGATAAAGATATTATTGTTTTCAAACAAGTTACAGATGTATGGAACACCATAGTTCAAAAGTCTGCCCAACGAAAGTTGGAATTTACTAATGGAACAGTAATTCACTGTTCAGAAAACCACCCTATCATGATTCAACTGGGTAGCAATGTGGTAGAGAAGAAACCAGATGAAATAACAGAGCTTGATGAAATCATCACTGACAACGGAGTTACCTATCTTTATTCATGTGAAAACGATAATCAAACAGAAGATTACATTGATATTACAGTAGAGGACACTCACACTTTCTTTGCGTCCGAGACACACGATGGTGAAATGGTACTCACTCATAATTCACAAGGCGGTGTGCGTGGTGGGTGTGTTAGCGCAGATTCTTATGTAAAAACGTGTTCTGGGTTAGAACATGCAGGAAAATTTTATAATATTTCCGACACTATTCGTATAAATAACAATGAGGTTAGTGTAAAACATTTAATAGATACATTGGCCAATATGACAAATGAGGAAATAAAAAATGCATCAATGCAAATGCGTTTATTAACGAATAATACAAAAATAACAAATGTCAGTGAGGGTGAGTATGTCCTCTCCCGAAATATTGAATCAGGCATGGATGAATATAACTTTGTTAAAGCCACCATGCGACCGTTTGTGCCATCAACAAATCAAATACAAATCATGCTTGAAAATGGCACATCTGTCATTACAAGCACGATTCATCCAACCCTTGTCTTTAGAAACGAAATTTGGGATTATGTGGATGCCGAACATCTTGTAGTTGGGGATATTTGTTGGACAAACACCGAAAAATCTACAATCACAAAACTTCGTCCTGCCAATATTACCCCGGAATTTGCTGATTTTTCAGTAGATGTTACCGAGAATTATTACGCCGGGAAAAATCCAGATAAGATGATGGTTGTTCATAATAGTGCAACACTTCATTATCCCATCTGGCATTATGAAGTAGAAGACCTACTCGTGCTAAAGAACAACAAAGGCACCGACGATAATCGTGTGCG